CGACTTGGGATCGGTGCCCAAGGCGGAGAGAGCTTGCTGCATGTTCATGTGGTTTCCTTCCATAAAGGACACATCACCCGATGCCAACCCGGTCGCATGATAGCAATAGTCTCGGGTGGGCAGGTGCAGGAGAGCTCCATGGCTGGAGTGGGAGACTGGGCAGGCTTCTGTCGGACTTCGTAGTCGAAACCCCCACGCAGCATGTCTTTGGCTACGATTCCGGCAACTCGCTTACTACTGCATTCCACACCATTGATCCATTGCTCGGGAATGAAGATGCCCCACTTGTCGGAGAGCGGTGCCACTTTCTCTTCCTTGGGAACCGCCGGCACTGGATCACCCGAGGGTGAGACTAACATCCCACCCATAATCAGATCCAGCTTCATCCGATCCACCGTCCCTACATAGTCTGCCAGCTGGGAGACCAGCTCGGAGTTATGCTGGCGTAGGTCTATTACTTCCTGCTCCAGCTTCCGAATGTACTCGTCTTGCTCGGCATCATACTCCTCGAGGAGGGAGAGAATACCTTTACTCATGATTACTTCCTTTCAAGGATTGTAGGGTTAGTTATTCCCCCAAACATACCACGATGCAATCTGAAAGTAGATCACCAAACTGTAGGCGATCATCAGACCGAAGATCCATCGCTCGCCTCGGGTCTTGAATAGCGGTCGATGTGGGTAAATGCCCTTGTTGATACTATCGAGGTTCATTGAGATATCTCCTGTGATGGTTGAATGTAGTTATGCAGACGGATAGTGGGCGAATAAGATCTCCTCCACATCCTCCGTGGTGATGGAAGACGGCACACCTTGCTCGCCCCACAAGCGCAGACGATACCAGCCCGCGATGTGATCAATGCGCCCGCCATTGATTAGGATGTATCCACGCCGAACCAGGTGGTTCATCGCTTCCTTACAGGTAGTCTGTGGAAACGGCATGTAAGGAAAATCGGAGTCGGTCTTGACCTCATTCTGATATCCCAAGATGATGGCGCGTAAGACCGGGGAGAGCAGATCGGGCACGGTATCTGCCTCTTCCTCCCAAGCCAGGGGAGGTGGGCGCAAGGTAATAGCGTAGGGAGTGATGGGTCTTTGCAAGGCTCCCGCACTTTGGATCATGGTCATGTGTGTAGTTCCTTCTCTGTGAGATCACTGAGGGTGCCGATCTAACTATGCAGGGCGAAAGGGGAGGTAGGCTTTCGCGCATCTACATCGGGAGATCGGCACTCCAAGAGATATCAAAAAGAATTACGAGCAAAAGAAAGATCATTGTGGGCTGATATAGGAATTGGCATGCCAACTATTGTATGTCGAGAATGTGGGCACCATAACCCGCACAATACCCCCGAAGAACGTTTCTGGAACCAGGTAGATAAAAATAGTGAACGTCGCTCACAGGTGGGCAAAGAAAAGGATTGCTGGGAATGGTGTGGTGCTTTACATAGTAAGGGATATGGTAAGTTTACGTGGAATGATAAGATGTCTTATGCACACAGAATAGCGTATGAGATAAGTAATGGAACTATACCAGACAATATCTATGTGTGTCATACGTGTGATAATCCGTGCTGCTGTAATCCAGATCACTTATTCTTGGGCACACCGTTAGATAACTTTCTTGATATGCTACAAAAGGAACGTAATCCGGATTATATATGTAAGAGTGGAGAATACAATATTGCTGCTGTTCTTACAGAAGAACAAGTATTGGATATTATCGAGAAACACAATACATTAGGCTACAGAAAATTAGCCGAGCAATATGGAGTAGCTCCATCTACAATACGCAACATTATCAAAGGTAAGAACTGGACTCACCTATCAAGAGGTTGAAACTGACTATCGTCCCCGTGGTTCCACACCTCTTCCACTCTGCCATATTGATTGACATGACCTTCCACATCCCACCTGACCCGAGGCTGGGTGCCGCGTCTAATCCACATTCGACTACCTTGATCCAGGGTCTCCTTGGGAGTAGTCCAGATGTTCGCCGAGACGCGCAGCCTATTGCAGACGCGGTTGATCAGCTGATGAAAAGCCAGCCAGTCCGACCATTCCAGAAAAGTCGAATTGGGTCGCTTGGCATCCACCGGGCAGGTATCCAGGGCGTGCTGCTTACAATAGGGCTTCTTGGTGGTCAGTCGCACACCTTTGATCAGGATAGCTGGCAGCGTGTATGCCACCTCTAATCCTGCCTGCGTCATCATCCGACGATCCTCCCTGGAAGTGGGGATGTCTGCCACACGAAGATGATTGATACGAAACCGCCCATCTTTGAGAAGAGCTGGTGAGAGGGCGGCAAAGACCCGACCTCGCTTGTCCGTTCCGTTCTTATTCAAGATGGCGATGGTATACATTGGATTACCTCTTCTTGAAACCGTTATAGATATCGAAGTCGAAGGGCTCGCAGGTCTCGCCACCCTTCTGGCATGACTCCGCTGGTGTGGGAGCCGACATGCCTTCTGGACAGATAGGTTGATAAGTGGCTTCCTGATCAGGATATATGATGGGCACCCCAAACCTACCTCGGGGTGCATTGGGTCCGGGCAGAGGTTTATTGTCGCGATCAAAGGATGGCATCCCGCCCGATGGAGTAGGACAATATCCATCGTTGTAGTGTTTGCCACGCCTGAACCCACATAGAGGACAGGCAGCCTTCAGATCTGACTTCCACTCATCAATATCCATGCTCCCTACCTTATCTCTGGAAAGAGTAAGACATAGCCCACCGTCGCCCAATAGCCGACGGCGCAGAAGAAGATGGACCACATCAGAGTTTTCATGTTGCCTCTTGTGGCATCAAGTGGGTGCGTTGTCCCGGCAGAGCAGGATGGAAACCCTCCCACTGTTGCAGTTGGTAGCCGTGCTGCTCACACCAGAGAGGGAGTGGCAGATGGCTGACCACCACTCCCTGCCATCGCCGACCGGTGGCATCTTGGAGGATGACTTCATGTTGGATAGGTTTCATGCTTTCCTCGGATAGTTGGACTTCAGCAGGTCAGAGATTTCCTGCCAGTTGCACACCACCGCTTCCGGGAACATCTCGTGTCGGAGCACTCGCACCGTGAAGGTCTGACGGGTAGCGTCCCAACAGATGAGACCTCCCTGCACACCAAGACTCCCATACTGCTGCAAGTGTTGCAGCGCCTCCTGTAAGTCAGTATGAGGTTCCGGCATATACGGCTGATCGGGCTCCCCTCGTAGGTCGAGGAGCGCGGCTTGGATCAACAGGTGCGAGATCACCGGATGATTGACCCGCAAAGGGTAGGGAGTGGTCTCTTCCGGGGAAGCTCCCTCGGCAGGAAGATACCACCGGTTCTCTATTCCTTCCACATTGAGTGCCAAACGATGTCCGTGTAAGACAGAACGAGCTTGCACATGTTTAGACATAGGGTAATCTCCTTCATGAAGAAAAAGAGGAACTGCTATCGGTGAGAACGAGGAAAGGTAGCATACTCCCTACCTTCGATTACCACATGCTTGACACCGGGGTTCTTGAATACACTAACCCAGGTTTGGATCAAACCTTCGCCATCGCCCTCCGGCTCTGGTGGGTTCTTCTTGAGAAACACCCACCCCACCTGCTGGGGCTTATCTTCTCCCACATACACCTTGGAGATACATCTGCCATGTTCTCGCAGACAGGCTCTGTATAATTCTCCCACACTGGAAGTGAAAGTCTGATATGGCTCTCCCCCACCCAGACCCGTCCTCTTCTCGTTCTCTTGATCCATATTGGAGACATGGATGTATTCTTCCATGCACCAAAGGAGCTTATCTTGGTCAGTCATGGTCTTTACTCCTTGTGATACTGACACTGTGATCGTGGCATGTCGCAAGCACAATTACCTGGCGCCACCTTGGCGAAGAAACGATATACCGCGTCCTCCTTCTTTGGAGGAGGAGCTGCCCGATCTACACCCACCACGGTCATGGGAGTAGCAGGTGTGGGAGAGATCCCACGGGCAGCCAGATCTACTACCATATCGTGGGTCAAAAAACGATGTGTCGGTGAGAGCTGGCTATACTTGCCCTTACCACCGCTTGCCACAAGACTACAACTCCATCCAGCGTGGAAGCCCCAATCTTCACCACAGTTGAGACACAAGGTATTACTACGCTCGTAAGGTTTGTCCTCACTATCACGGGGATCGGGTAGGTTCATGGGATCACCTGTCCAATCTTGGGACGAGTGGGCAACTTGCGCCGCACCACCGAGATGGCTGCCCAGGGATGATGTTGTCGGATAGTGGCAGCTTGAGCTTGCGCCTCGGTTTCCAAAGCCGATCCGAAGATCCCTAGCACCACATTGTCAGCATTCCGGACCAAGAAACACTCCCACGGCGCATCCGGTTTGATCTTGGGTTTGGTGGTCGGCATGATTATACTCTCCTACTTTTCCAGAGACCACAGAACACCAATGAAAAGTATATGACCCCCATGATAGTCAGTCCGATGAAAACCAAAAACAGCATGTTGTCCTCCTTTGACTTACAGTTTGATCTGAATGTCGGTGCTGTTCCAAAAAGGTGGGAGGGTGCGCTCTCGCAGACGGCTCCTCTGCCGTTGGATGGCTCGGACACCCACCCCATGCACATTACGCGCCGCCAACACTTCATCGCTCACCGTGTCAGGCACCCACAAGGTATGCACTTCGGGAGTGTAGTAGAAGCTTTCTGCGCCCAAGTAATAGGGACTGATTTCAGCGGCAGAAAGATTGGTGTTATCCACCAAGATACACGAATACAGCAGATCGCTTTGCAGGTAGGTGATGAACCGACGGAAGCAATCGGCGTGTGCTGCTCCCAGCTGGGTGGGGTCGAAGTGGTAGCTGCCGTCCGGGCGAGTGAAGTAGTGGTCAGCACTCACCTTGATACCTTGCGTCTCGTTGAGGAGGCGTTCGGCGTAGGTTGATTTACCTGCGCCGGACACTCCCGATAATATCACAACTTGTCGCATGTTATGCTCCTCGCCGGAGGTCGTCCAGATCCTCGTTGATTTCCTGCATGATGCGAATATGTCGGAGAGAAGTCGCCAAGGCTTCGGCGGTCTTCTCCTCGTCCGTGAAGGGCGTTTTATCCCCATGGAAGAGCTGTCGGTGCTTGGCGGCGCCGGTGGTCGCCATGGCTTGCCAATAGGTGGCATAGCTCTGATGGATGAGGAATTGCTTCTCGGCGAAGGCGATGCGCTGTTGTCGTTCGATGGGATCCATAGGATTACCTCGTGGGTTCTCGAAAACCTTCACACTCGGTTTCCACACACTCATATGGAGCAAACTGGTCGTGCAAAAACCGTGGCACACCGCAACCCGCACACTTGCGGGGACAATCCATACAGTGGTCGGGCACCGACTCATCATTGCCACCACAACAGGGGAAGGAAGTCATATAGAGACTCTTCAATACCTCAAACCGATGCTTGCCCGCCTCTCGCACCGCCAACTTCTTGGTGCTACCCTCAATCTCGATGGACTGGTAGTAAGCATCGGCAGAGGTGAGGTCGGCAAACAAGCTCTCATGGGAGACGGTGCCGTCTGTCTTGACTACACTGACCCGCCACTTACTCTGTTGTATGGTATCGGAGCGAGACATGCTACCTCTTGACCGCCTTATACCCGATGATTAGCCCGGCGCAAAACAGGACCATCGTCCAGGAAAAACTTACCCCTGCTAACGAAAAAGCTTGCGTGCTGATATCGACCCACTTTTGCAGACCCCAGCAGAGAGCTAGAGAGAAAACAGCAACGACGAACAGTTTCATGACATTCCTCCGTGTAAAGGGATTGATGTATCCCAATGGCGGCACGACAAGGGCTCGGGATCCCCGACATTCGCTCACCAACACCAATGTCTCGGGCGGATACATGTCAGAGACGACCCTCTTTCGGAGGCGTAGCTCTGACCGTTATCACCAGGGAGCGCTTATTACCGTTTTAGTCGTGCAGCCATTGCGACACACCAAGCTGGATGTCGCAAAAGGTATCAGGTCAGCATCGACCTAACTTCACCTTTATTACTGTAATGCTCACTTTCATACACTTCGATGTCGGTGCCTTCCCGACACATGCTGTCCAGGAAGACTGAGAAAGTTTCTACGCCGGTGAGACCACCTTTGGTGCTATCGAAGTGTTCGTGAGCATAGATGTAGGGTCGGGAGAGATAGGCGATCTCTCCATCCACCCCCACAATGGTGGCACCATTATAGCAGGTGTCGGATAATCTAGTTATCCGAACAATAACTCCCCTGCGGATATCTTCACGCCGTATCTTACGCCAGCCCATGTCAGTCTTCCTCCTCGTCCCACTCTTCTGAAGGGGACAGGGTGAGAATAAAGTCTCCCACCTGATTGCCGTTGTAATCCAACACCCCACGCGACAGCTGCGTCCCCTCTCGACGACAGGTCTCCACATACTCCTGGGTGTCGATGCGAGAGGCGACATGTCGCAGCACCTCCGCCAATTCGTTGGAGCTGTTCATGGCATCGTTGCCCAGCTCAATCGTCAGATGAAAAATCACTGTCTCCTCCTTGTCAGATGATGGAGCCGAGTATGCCACCGAAGAGCTATCCAGGTAAGGTCGCGGCGTGGGGGTATGTCATGACCTTCTTTGGTCATGTTGCTAATTACCTGCTTGGCTGGGCGCAGCCCTCCGAAGGGCTGCTTTTGCCCTTCGGGCGTCCGTCCCTTCGATGGCATAGGCGGACCCATCATAGGTCCTGTTATCTTACTGATCCTTGGCAGTTAGCCTCCACTCTCCCACCACATTGCCGCCCAGATCCACGATGGTGTCGGTCATCTCCACTCGACGCTTGATCGACAGAGAGTCCAGCTGCATCCCGACACGATGTAGGGCATCTTTGATCTGGGTGGCATTCTTCATCAGATCGTGGTTCAAGGTAATCTCTACGGTGAATTTCATCACACTTCTCCTTTTACCGATGATAGTCGCACATCTCTTTCGGCATCCCGCAAGCACACTCCTGCGGAGCTCGATTGACATCGCGCCATTGCTGCCAGGTTGGAGTAGATGATGCTACCTTTGCCGACTGGGCAACCACGGTGGTAGGAGCAACGACAGCTGACTTACTGGCTTTGCAATAAGCACACTCACCACCTCCGGGTGGGATGGTGAAGTTGCCACAGCCAGGAGAATGAGTGCCGTATCCCATCTTATCACGACAATACCGACAGGTGCCCATCACTCTGCCAGAAGCAGTATCGATCCTGTTTCCACACTTGGAACACTTGATATCGTCAGTCATCGCACGCTCCAAAAGTGAGCGATGTCGCCGGGGGTCAGATAGTCGGTTTGGTCCTTGTCATACAGGTAATACATCAGGTGCCCTGGACCGAGGTGGTAAGGACCGCAAAACGCATGTCCTAACTCATGCGCCGCGTTGTGTCGCATGGCTTGATCCAAGGAAGTCGCCGCTCCCTCTTGCACCACCATGGGGTAGCTATTGATCCACAACTGGATCCAAGCCCCTCCACCCAAGGTGGGGTGGGTAAAGCCAATCTGCCAGTTGCCGTCCGACACTTGATTGGGAGTAGCATCGTTGGGTACTACACACACCTGGTGGTCGGTGTCGGTGCATTTGCCGACATAAACGGTGATGTCGATCTTGGGACCCAAAGCCGTCTGCCACATGCCCGCCGCTTCCACGATATCCTGTTGATAGGAAGGCGAAAAGGCAGGGTCAATCATCACTTGGTAGTGATCCTTGGGGGAGAAGGTATCGCACCCCATCAGACAAGTAGCTCCCAATACTACTCCACACACAATAGCTTTCATCATATCCTCCTATATTTCACTGGTGTGCTTGCACCCACTTGACGAAACGCCGGATATGCTGCGCCACCTGATGGGCGGAAGCACCTTCCCGGGGAGCCTTGTCCAGCTGATCGTATAGCTCCTCCGTCGGTTCCTCATCCGGTGTGAAAAGATACTCTGCCTGCCACTCCTGCAGACCGAAGGCTAACATGGCTGACTGAATGGAAGTGTAGTAGTGAGAATGATGTCTCACGATGGTGGGATCCAGATCCACATGGATTACTCGAGCCACGGAAGAGTGAATGCGTTCCAAGTGTAGGATATTGGGAAACAAGACCGTGCTCCATCCTAATGCACAAGCGCTCGTCCCGCACGACAGGTCAGGTTTCCCCGCCCAATCATATCCCACCCAACAAGTATAGTTGAAGTGAGCGGAAGGGGTAGGTTGCTTCAGAAAGTCCGCCAGTTGCAACAGCATGTCGGTTCGAACTTGCATCATATCCTCCATTGGCATCATACTACCTACATACTACTCTGGCTTACCACCCCCGACCACACACCCAGCCCAATGTAGTTGATTCCACCGCTCCGTAGGAGCAAAGGCACTTCGTGCCGCTTACCTGGGCGCGGGTCGGTTCCTCTGGGCTTCATATGTAGGCAGTAGGATGCCGGCGACCCCACAGAGGAGGTCGCCTATCCTTTTTCAGCCGTTGTCGTCGGACAGACTGGGCTCGGCTTTGATCTGGTCCTGACACAGGGACCACATGTGGGCAATGAGCCAACTGACCGATCGGTCAAGACGACTCGCCTCTGCTCGGATCTGGGACAAGGTCGTCCCGGGTAGATACACGCTGGTCCGCTGCTCCGAATAATCGGAGTTGCTCGCACCTTCGCCCCGTTCGCCTCGTCGGCTCAATCGTTCCTCGCTCATGACACTATCTTCCTTTCTATGTAATTGTGAGTTCTTGTGGTGAATGCCGTTGATCCTTCGATGCGGCACCCCTATCCCTAATGATAAGGATGCCGCCGCAAAGGCGCAAGCTGGTATAAGGTTTGCTTATCGAGACGCCCACAACCTGGCTTGACGGATGGCATAGTCAGGGTCATGACAGGGACCCATGTCCCATCCCCAATACCGACACAGAGCTACCACCAGCCAGGCATTGGTGATGGCTTTGAAGTCTTGATACTGACGCATGATCTCCTACCTTTCTACCAGGGAGAGAACGAGATCGTCTAACTCCTTTTGAGCGCGTTGTGCCACCTTCATTCTCCTGGCAAGTTCTGGGGAGAAGCGGTGGGCGATATGCAGCCAGCGTAGGGAAGCAGGCTCTTGCAGCTGGTGGGCTTGGGCACGGTCCCGCAATACCACCAACAATGCCTTGGCTCCGATATCCACTTACTTCCTCTTCCCCCAGTAGTGGTCCTGGATGCGTTGTGCTTCTTGCTGCGACAGGGTGGGGAAGTGGCGGTCGTAGTCGATAGTGCTGATACCATATTCCAGCACCCCACTCTCTTGCATGACTTGCTCGTACAAGGTGCGAGCTCGTGCCCAGGCTTGATCCAAGTCCAGCACCGGGCTTCCCCCATAATACAGCACCCGGTAGGCATCGGTCAGCTGTTGTGGGAACTGTGAGTGATCCTCGCAGTTGTCGATGGCTTGAGCGTGGATGACGCGGTATTCCTTACCGCCATCCACGGTGGGAAAGGAACCGATATAGATACCATTGTCGGCACTCATGCGGAGACCTCCGTGGTGGAAGCCGCTTCGGCGACCTTGGCAGGCTGCTTGAAGGAGACACTTTCCCAACGATTATTCTCTCCGCGCTGAATGGGATGCTCGTTCCCTTGCGTCCTGACCAAGACGCCGGGCGTCCCACTATGGCGCCACTTGGGATCGCTGTGCGCCACTCCCCACATGTCGCGGGGATGGCTGGCGCCCTTGAAACTCATGCTGCTCTTTTCGCTCATGATATCCTCCTTGTTTGCACAAGATACCAAGGCTGCCAACATCTCCGAGGAGAGGTAGGCAGGATCGTACCGTGTACTTCAATCGACGATACATGCAGACAGAGGTCGCGCATTGGGCTTGCGCTTCGCACGTTGCGGTCCTTTGCCGGTGTTGTATGTAGTATTCCTACCACCAGGGCTGTTAGCGTCGCGCTGGGGTCGTCCATTCACACCACGGTCGACGAGAACCGGAAGAGTGTACGACTCCCCTACCACGAATCCAACATTACAAGCATCGCCCTTGTCGAATTGTTCCCGCGCCCTCTCTGCTTCGGGAGAAAGACCAAAACGTATGGAAAAGAGTTTGCCGTGCGGATCTTTCATGATAACATGGGTTCGCGTACCAATGACGCACACATGGTAGAAGAAAGCGCCGTACAGTCGCCGCAGCATTCGTGCCAACACACATTCCTGTGGGTTGCCGCACACCGCCCCGCGAATGTCCTGTTTCAGGCAGACGAGGGTAATTGCCTGCAACGCGTCCTTGAATGGGATTCGCTGCCACTTATCATGACCATCTTTGAGTAAAGTATACTTGACCTTCATGATCTTCTCCTTGGTTTAGTTGCAATGTGTGAGAAAACTGAATATCGAGGTCGAAGGTGGGTTATTTCATCCTACTACCAGAGACTATGTATTCTCTGGTAAAGTGCTCACCATAAAGACTGAACTTTTTGCTCCAACTATGGTAAAACTTTATCGTCCCGCTCACCTGATTGTGATCAATAGTAAGATCATACCATGTATTAGTATCCTCGACATCATCTTCTTTGACGCAGTGTGCGACTAAATGTTTATCAAACACCTTACCACTGCAAGCGTCATCCAACCCAATAGAGGCTACATGATCACCTTTATCAATCACATAAAGTCTGCGCGGAGCCCACCCATCATACATAGCTATACTGCTATCTGGACAGTATACTGTTTTTAGGTTGTCAGTCATCCTTGAACACCCATTATACTTCGATGTAGTGTCTACGGTCAACTCTAATGCATATGCTCCACTCAAGTTTACATCGGCGGGACAAATGGGTGTTGGTGGACAAACAGGGCATATATCTGTTTTGGTCTGGGTATTGCACCCAATTGTCACCACTATCATTGCGCATAACGCGGGCTTCCAATTCATGACCTGTCCTCCTCTTTGGGTTATCTGCTTACTGCTACCCCTCTCGGTTAGGAAAGGGGTAGGATGTAAGAAGACAAGCATCAATGAAAGTGATGCGCCACTTGGGTCGCCGCATCTGCGTCAATGTAAGAGATGCCACTGTAAGTTCGGGACATGAGGCACACCTTGCCACCCAAGCAGTTGCTGTCCCGATCTTCCGCACCCAAGGCGTGGGCAAGTTCGTGCAGAATGGTATCGTGCGGATATCGGACCTTGTCGGTGGCAAGGTAGATAAGAGCACCTGGTGCCATACCGTATGGATATGTGACGGCAATAACGCGGGAGACATTGCCGCCCGGCACATGCGCCCGTTGGATCATGGGGTGGGAGAACTCCACCCCCAGGATCAAGATGTCGTTATGTTGCCGAGAATACTCTTCGGTATAGGCTTGCAAGGGAATACCCGAGACCACCTGTAAGTGGAGATGACCACCCAGTGCCACATTCCACTCCTCTACGGCTTGCCTCGCCTGTTGTTGGATAGAATCGGACAGGGTGGCATCCAAGAAGACATGCACGGGTTGTGGGACCATCTGGGCACCGGGCTCCCATGGCACCGGGGTAGGAGCAGGTAGGGTGGCAGCGCATCCCGTAGTGAGACAGACTGCCAACAGGATGCTAATGCTGCGCATGTAGGTTATCCTTCGAGGTTAGAGGGAGAGCTGGGAGACACCCACATACTTACAACTCGCGAATTGGTCGACGCCTCCGAACCAGCACCTCTCGTTATCATCACATTGTGCGTCCGAGGTGCAGGCTTTGGCACCAGCAGGAAGGTAAGGCTTCTGCGACAACATCGCCTGGCATCCCGTCAGCACCACACACGCCACCACCATGACACTCATCAGCTTTTTCATGACACAATTCCTCCGGTTGAACAGGCAGGTTATCTGCCTACGACTACCCACCTAATGCAGATGAGTAGGATGTAGGAAGCTAAACTCTATTTCCATTCTTATCCTGACCAGGAGGTATGTGCATGCCCCTCAACTGATCAAGGCAACTTTGGTGGGCAGCCATCAAGTCGCTGATGGCAATACCAGGTGGTATCTCATGTCTGCCCTGCGCACAAGAGGCGCAGAAACCGACCTGATCCAGTGGGATAGGAGTGCCACCTATCTTATTATAGAAGGGAAGGTCGTCGCCTCCCTCTCCGTTCTGACATCCACACCCACAAGGGCATCGACACTCGGGAGCGTCGTCATGACATCCGGTTTCCATGGCACACCCTTCCTTTCATCGGTAGGGAAGTAGAATACTAAACTCAAAGGCTACCCATGTCAGTATGATATAGTAAGGAAACAGCTCATCTCCCTCATGTAGCAGACAGCGGCACAACAGACACTGACTCCAATGTCCGCAGGTAAGAAGATGCTTGAGCCGCCAGAATACATCGCGCGGGGTAATCATCTTATTCCTCCGTTACCACCCTTGTAGGTGGTATCCTGCGACCAGGGCTGGGTATGCAACTGTGTGCCCTCCATCCTACCTCTCCTTCCTTTTGACCAAAGAGATGACGGGGTCGGTGGGTTCCTCCTCCGAGAACATGTCCTCCCCATACAGGTGAGGTGTGGTGGGGATGTCGTCTTCCGAGGGAGCCCGGGAAGGCATCTCTTTGAACACCTCCACCTGACTAATTCCACCAGGACCGGTCAGATGTATGACACCATACTGGGTGGTGAGATCCAAGAAGCCCATCGCCCACTCCTCCCACCCCCAGGTGCCAGTGGGGATGAAGAAGGGCAAACTGCGAGCCGCCCCACCAGCACGCCAGGCAGGGTTGCGCCGATGGGTGGCATGGTAGTTGGAGAAGGTCTCCAAGGCGACCCCACCCTGGGGTTGATGAGTGTGTCGGGAATAGGCACACAGCCGAGCTACCACTGCCATTGCCTTACCCCACCAGCGCTTGGATGACCAGGTAATACCAGACGCCCAGGGTGAGCAACAGACCCACTCCCTGCGCCCAACTGTTGAACTTGTACATGTTCTTACCTCTCCTTTCAATCGTAGAACTTGTGCTGCCCATCAGACATGTCAGAGCGTCTGCGTAGGCAGGGGAAGTTATACAATTGTGTCAGCTAGGTGCGCACCACTAGGTTGATTAGCCCCATTATCGCCACCACCCGATCTCGTAGGTCGGTGTCGGATGCCAGCTCCTGTCGTCCCCTGGACCAATCAGTGGGAATGGAGAGGAGATAGTGGAGGGCGGTGCGAGCTTGTGCCAGCTTGTGGGTGCGAGTGATTGCCATGCCTGACGCTGTATGAGTTACCACGTAGCGTGTAGGTTCCTGGGTGTCCAACTCCCGAGTGACCACCAGCGGTCCCCTTTTGGAGTAGAGGGCGGTTTCCTTCCTACCATGGTCCAGATCGGGACCCCATTGCACTTGGATGGTGCGCTGGTATGGCTTGCCCCGCGGACAGATAGGCGCGTCTCGCCGAATCTTTTTCACGACTTTCATGACATGATCCTTTCTTCGCCCAGCTTATGGGAGTCGAACCCATATGATTACACCCTCACCTTGATAGGCGCACTCCCGTGCCTTTGTGTGGTGAAGCTGGATAGTATATCAGTTCTCCTGTTCCGCCCAAGCCATACACTGTCCCTCAAAAGGCGCTTCCTGTCTCGCCCCAGGGCGTCTCGTTGCCTGCATTATCCCACACGTTGCACCTGGAACAGGTCTGCCCCGAAGGGGTGCCGTGATCGCACGGACCGTCTGCTAGGATCAAGTCTCGCAGTTGCTGTATCTCGGTGTGGGTGAGTGGGTAATGCTGCTCCAGCAACTTCCACACCGGACTTTGGAAGACCCCTTGGGCATCCATCACACATACCTGACTTTGCGGGGTCGCACCCGAGTGCGTCGCACCTTGGGGGTGTCGTCCTCCGAGTCGTCCTCTTCCTGCTCTGATTGAACACCCTGTAGGTGAGCTGCCTCCAGCAGGGACAGAGCTTCGCCGTCATCATCCAACGGTGTCAGATACGAGGCGATCGATAACTTCATCTTCATACCCTCCTACCTATTCACCTGCTTGTAAGGCAGAGAAACAGATAGCAAGACATGATGAGATGCAAACACTCTATGTGCATGATATATAAGGAGATATGAAACAATGTAAGGGCTGCTCGCGGTATAAGCTATTAGAGAACTTTCCCTCTCGCACCATTCAAGGTAAGGTCTTCTATCAACGTAATTGTTGGGAATGTGAATATCGTTGGAAGCGATGTGAGAAACGTAGGAAAGGTGGCAATTATGAATCGCCGCCTGTCGAGATATCTGATGAAGTGTCTATCGAACCTACCGTCCCCCTTGCGTTGGAAGTAATCCCTTGGAGTAAGACGGCGAAAGGAAAAGAGTATCAACGTAAGTATAGGCGTCAATATCGTCAGAAAAAGAAGGGAACTGTCGGTTATAAGCTACGAGCTAACATCTCTCGCACTATCTCGCGTTCTCTGCGCCAGCGTGGCGCGACCAAAGAGGGTAGCTCTTTCTTACAGTGTGTATCGTGGAGTGTGCAGGAACTCAAAGCTCACCTTGAAAGTGGATGGGAGCCGTGGATGACTTGGGATAACTATGGAGTTTATGTGGCTTCATCCTGGGATGATAATGATCCATCTACCTGGAAGTGGAATATTGACCACATTATCCCACAATCGGAAACGCCGTATGTCTCTATGCGAGACGAGAACTTTGCCAAGTGCTGGGCGTTAGAGAACTTGCGCCCTATGTCGGCAAAGCAAAACCTTTTGGACGGGGTGCGGCGTAGGCGTCATCTAAAGTAAGACGCCGTCTTCATTCTCCTACCTACCAATAGGTAGGACGAATCTTCTCCTACTTGTAATCTTATAAGTTCCTATAAGCTGCCAAGGGGCAGGAATGGCTCGATGCCTATCCCTGCCCGCCCGACAACGCTATAAGTTCGGGTAGGTGCCTTGGCGCCCTATTCCCGCCAAGTAGCCTCGACCCATCCAAGGTAAGCAGATAGGCGTCCGGAATGACCATACATGACAATATGTGCCATTATGTAGCACTATGTTGCCATACATGACCATATGTTTTACAGACGCTCGCGCCTATTCATCTCTCCTACTACCGCCCGCATCAAGTCACTATCCTGCACATAGTGTCGGATCAGGAAGGACAGGGTCTCATCCGTGGCTTCACCCACTTGCACCCCGATAGTCGCCACCAGGTACTCTGCCGTATCATACAGCCACGGATACCGAGTAGGCTGGAAGGAGACAATGGGACCGCTTGCCCACTTGGCGGTGATGGGACCCGAGCACTGCACACATGTGTTCCTGCCGCACTGACAGTATATATCAGCACTCATGTATGATAACCTCCTCGCTGTCTCCCACACATGTAGATATGTAAGAGACAGAGGGGAACCTATCAGTGGTCGCTGGGATACTGGCACTCTTGGTGCCCCGTCATCTTACCCAAGTCCCCGCAATCCTGGCAACGCTGGTGATGTGGGTAATAGTGCTCCACGGTAATGATTCCTGCCTCATGTAGCAGTTGGGCTGCTATAATGGCAGAGACGGCACCCAAGTCATCCACTTCCCCATTGGCAACTGCGTCCTGATACCAGGTAAGAATCTTCTCCGCAGAGACCACACGCCGCTCGGGATACAGTATCCGGAATTGATACATGTAGTTATCCTCCACATAGCCCCTCACCCATGTGGGAGGCTATATGTAGGAGACCTACAGCTTCCTACTTGTGCGACAGCGCACTATGCGCCGTGGCGGCAATCTGCGAAACCGCATGATCCGCTTGCATGTTCGCTTTGGCAGCGAATTGTGCGTTATCCCGGTAATGCATGGAAAACGCACCCAGACCCACACCCACCGCAAAAACCAGAATGACCTTCATTGTATGATAACCTCCCGCCTATCCCCCTTTATGTGGGAGATAGGAGGCAGCATATCACACCGCCCGATTACACAAGCTACCGTTACGCACATACCACCTTTGGACCCACACTCTGACCAACTGTCGGAGATCCCAGGCAGCCGCCATGTAGGTTTCTTCCTCCAGTGTCAGATAGGTATACATGACACTTCTCCTTCTGTTCAGAGGTCAGGTCGGACTACCTGCCCGCTGGTAATCAACTCTCGCCCTTGGGGCGTCAAGTGAGCCTGTTTCCCCAGCCTCCACACTGCTACCTACCCAGGAGACCCCGAGTAGGTAGCAGAAGCAGGATGTGAGATTGTGTAAGCTATCAGCTTACTTGCCCTGCGTCCCTTCCGGTTTGATGGCAGTCACCCGGACCACGAAGGCGCCGTTGACCTTCACCAACGTATAACCGAGCTCTTTCAGCTGGGAAACATGTCGTGCGCTGTCGGTGCCTTCCAGCGCCGTCGAGAACTCCGAGACGGGGATATCCACCGTGGTGGGGAACTCGCGCACCAGCGACCGCATGACTTTCGGCATCGTTTCGAGAGCCGACAGATACTCACCATGTGCCTCACGGTGGGCGTTGATGAGAGGCGACACTACCTCACGGACCGCGGCGCGAACGGCGCGAAGTGCCTCTTCCTTCAGAAAGGCATTGCGAGCCTTGATAGCGGCAAGGGCGCGCGCGGCAGAGCGCTCCCAACCGTCCAGCCCTGCCACGTCGAAGGACGGGGCAATGGTCTGACCGTATGAGTTTACGCTGGCGAAGAGTGCCTCGAAAGCCGAGGTAATCTCGTTCGCCTGATCTTCGCTGATAATCGGCTTGGTAGCCACGTTCGGGGTATTCATGATATTGACTCCTGTTTGGATGCGTTGTGGTATCTGTCGTGCCTTGCGGCACATTGTGTGCGTTGCGGTTATGCCGTTGGCACGGCGCTAAACCCGCATTCCCAACCTAAGCACTATCGAGGTAGCGTCAAGGGTGGCTTGTGCAGGCTTAGCGCCATGAGTGAGAGGCAAACACTTTCGCGCTCTAACCTCTCACTATGGCTCAACACTTTTTTATCCTACCACGTGGTAGGATGTATGTTGTGTGTTTTCCTCTGCCGTTCTCCACGGTATAGGTACTAAACCGGCGGTAGGCTTCCGATTGCCTCAAGTAAGGCAATGCCGCTCTACCGTACACCCTGTAGGTGCCAGTCGTTCCCTGGTCATTCCGCCCCACGCTGTCGTATCTTGCGCCACCTTATCTCCTTGGTACTCGGTCTAGGTAGAATGTAGTGAGCTATCCGAGACTAGGAGCCGCACTATAGGTGCGCCGCTAATCTATAATGGATCCGCTATCTTACCTAGTAGCCTTTCCGTTAGCTTACGATGCGCCGATCGTACACTGTCGTTCGACGGGAATCAGAGGTAGGAGAGAGACACACCGTCTCACCCGAAGGGTGCGAGAACCTCTTTCGAGGTAGGTGCCCAGTGTCTCCTAGGTGCCCACTAGTCGCACATTGTGTGCGTCTTACTCGTCCGGCGTGTTCAGTGCGGCTCGCTAGCGCCCTATCAGCGGTTTATACTCTCCGAACGGTTCGCCATGTCGCACCATTCAAGGTGCCTGGCTACATCACGCCCAGTGAGCCGCGGGCTAACTACCTCATCGCACTTCGCGCGCTATATGCGGCGACGTGGTACACTCTGCTAGATTGTCAGAGAACAGTGCCCTCATCCTACTTGATAGCAGGATGTCCTACCTAGTGTGCTGCGATGCCAGGCAGGCAAGGGGCGCGCGCCGCGCGGGGCAGGATGTCTCTCCTACCCTCTGCCGCGTTGCGATGCCCTATAATGCAGGCTCCGTGCCAGGCAGGAAGAGAGTGTAGTCCGCAGTAGGAGCTCGTAGGGAGCTAATGATTCCAGCTACTTAGGGCAGGGTGCGCCGAGCTCAAGAAGCGTGCCAGGCTGGCAGCTATGCAAGGAGTGAAGGTAGGATAACTACTTTGCGGGGTGCTGGGAAAAGGCGAAGGGTTTCCAGTAGTTAGCGGAGGGTAGGGTAAGGTGGGAGATAGCAAAGATTGCGAGGTAGCTCTCGGCAAGAGTTATGCCAGCGGTAGCTCGAGGAGGGGAGGTAGGTTGAGGTGGGGTAAGGTCGGGTTAGGTGGGAGCTCGAGGGGCGTGGCAGGGTCGTTGCACTCTGCACAACCGATGCCAATCGGGGTAAATTCGGCAGGATCGGGGGTGATGTGGGTGGTGCGTGGCTTGCAAGGAGCAAAGGCGATGCCAAAAAGAAAAAGAAGGATAACGCATGACAAGTAATAAAAGAAACTACTTGTCGCAGAGAAGATACTAATAAAAGAGAATGTAAGAGATGTAGTTGGTATGTGGAATGCAGAGAGCAAAGAACTAGCCAAGTAGCAGGTAGGTAGGAAACCTATAGGAGTGGTGCGGTCGGGCGGCGTATGCCCTCCCCAGAGGGGGTATTTAGACACCAAAACCATCAACACAGCTAAATACCCCCTAAAACAAGCTCTATTAAATAACCCTTTATCTAACTATTCGATATCATTACCTTAAAAATTAGCCATTTCCCCTTCAAAATAATTTACCCATTTCTGGGAGCATCTTTTGCCATTTAAGATACCCATTTTCACATATGGTCACCTAATCTCACATATTGCTAGATAGGGCAACATATGATCACCGTATAATGACCATATGTATATGGTCATTTAGCCAGCTGATATAAATAATCGCATGAAACTTCAAAACAGCCTCAAAGTCGCCGAGCGCCGCTACCTCAACAACCACCGCTGTGGTATTAACAATCAACCGCCCAAGCCTCGCCTCCCTTCACGTCTAATCGCCCGTGCCAGGACTCGCTCTCCCTTCCATGTATTTTTACACCGTCGGGAGGCAAATCTTAAAAGCATAATTCATTAACGCATTGCGATAAATAAATAATATCATTGTCCACACTTGTTTCTATTATTACTTTGGTATATCTTACTTGTACGGGCGGTGCAAGTTTACCACATACCGCTCCCCAAGGACCTGCATGCCTCGCTTTTTTGCTCTTGTGTCCGCCCTCTTGTTCTTTTGTTGTTTTTCCACTGCCGGTTGTTCCCAACCTGCCCTCGCCCCCAGCGGACCTCAGCAAGCCCAACTGGATAGCCAGATGAGTGTGGCGTTAGTCAGCGATTTTGGCGCCCAAGATTCGGAGCATTTACCTTTCTGTAGCGGAGTGTGGGTTTCTCCCACCACCATCCTGACCGCTGCCCACTGCGTGCAAGGCTACGCCTACATGAAGCATCGCATGCTGGTAGCCCAGGCGTTGATCGATTCGGGTATGCCACCCATGCTGGCTAGATTGTTATCTAGTATTGACTTGGAAGATGTAAATCCTAATGATCCAGAAATTCCAGCCATACTGTCCCAAGCTTTGAAAATTATGGCCACCATCCCACCCGTCCCAGAGCCAGGTTTGGACGTCCCCTATGTAGTCGCCAGCCAAGTGGTCGATAACGGAACTGCCCCCACCGGTTTCCAGCACACCTCCGCCGTCTTCATCGATCATCAAGCCGACCTGGCTCTGCTCAAGACAGTGGGTTTTGTTCCTCCGCATCTCAGCGCCCAGGCAGCTGCACATTTCCCGTTGGTGGGAGCCGACGTCACCAGTATCGGTACCGTGCGTGGTAACTACTTTACCTTTCGTAAGGAAACGGTAGCCGCTTATCGCCACTCTGAGAAAAACGATGGCATGAAAGATATCGATGGACCTTTTCTACAATTATCTGGCGCCAAAATTAGCCATGGCGATTCTGGCTCCGGTATTTTCAATACCCAGGGTCAGTTAGTGGGTCTTGTTAGCTTTGTGGATGCAGAAGCCGATGCGACTTATTGCATTCACTTAGAGACCATTCGTCGCGTCATGATTGGTCAACGCTTGCTTCAGGGTAAGATCGATGTCACGGCTCAGGATCCCGATCTAACAGAAGCTCCTCTCAACCTGGAATAACCTCTCCTGAAAAAGTTGGAAACATGACTGCGAAAAAATTATGGCAGTTTGCCTTTTTGATTATTGCCGGACTGATTTTTTTTCTCCCCAGTTGCACTACCCATCTGCAGTTGGGAGGATATCAGTACACTCACTTTCCCACCGCTGCCGTTGCACCTCAACTTTTTCCGGTGTATGTCGATCAAGATTTTGGGGAAGCCGATAAGTTGGATATCGCTCAAGCTTTGGATCAGTGGAATTTTGTCTTCAACGGACATGCCAAGTTTGTCTTGGTGGACACCCATTTCCAAGCACCCTCCATCTTGCCCGTGGTTCCAGAGGGTGCTTTTTTCATTCTCAAAGTTACCGCCAGTAACCCATTGACTCAACAAGCCGATCATGTGGTAGGGATCGAGCCCAATGGTACGCCACATGGATATTCTTTAGGCTTTACTTATCGAGTCTGCGATCATCATGTCTATGTGGTGCGCGATCGTTTGGACAATGGGGATGTCTTTTATATCGTCATGCACGAGCTGGGTCATGCTTTGTGTGCGGAACATAGCTCCGACGGTTTGATGTATCCACATTATAGCCGAGAGAGATTTCAATGTGTGGATCAAGAAGCCGCCGAGCAAGTGGCTCGCGCTCAAGGATGGCCTAATGATCTTAATTATTGTGTGCCGACCGTCGACAAACATGCGGTTAGTCGTTCCTCAGGAGGAGAGCAACAAAATTGGGAGCCGACCATCGATATTATCGGGCGTTAAATTATGAGAACACCAGTAAGGTTCGGATTTTTTGATCGATATTATCTGGAGTGATGTGCTCCGGCAGGAAGTCCAAGTGGATGATGAGGGCACTGCCCTTCTTCAGTTCCCACTGCTCGCCCTGGGGTAATTTATAACTTTCCACTGACAGCTCCTTGTCCCGATGCCAGCAGGTGAAGTACCAAGCGTAATAGGTGGCGTCAGGCAGAGCGATGTATTCCACCGGATGCGCGTGTCGAGCGCAACGCCAACCTTTCAACTGTCCGTCAGGGCTTAGTTGATGATGATAAATTACTTGGTAGCTTTTGTTTTTCACGAAAATGCCGGATAAAGTTTCATTAATGAGTATCGCTCCTTCCGAGCCTCCTGTGATGAGTGAAACAAATTGATACTCTACCTGACACGTCTTGCACATACAATTAACTAGATAAGAAAATGGAGCCCAATTCTGAGCGATTAGTTGATGACAATATTTACAGCGGATGATTTGTTCCATGATTACATAAAGACTAACAATCTCTCCAACTTCTCCTCAACATTAAAGGGAGTCCAGTCCACGATGAAATTAAAAGTATGAACATAATCCCAGTTACCAGTTCGTACTCCCACTTCATCCTGATAATAGGTGTAGAACTTTATGGAAGTTAATCCGGTTTCCTGATCACACGTGACCGTATAGCTCTTTTCTTTAACCGGGATGGCAAAGAAAACATGACGAGTCAGTCGTGGCTGCTGCGGTTCCGCCAAAGAATAATCATAACCCGTTCCACAATTTGGACATCTCAAATGAATAAAAGAAACATTATTAACGCACGATTTGCCCAACTGTGATAATTGTTGTTGACAATATGTGCAGTTCATAGAAAGGTTAGGATAGTTTGTAGTTTAGATAGAACATTGTTGGCGGTGATGGCAGAGGCGGAGGTTGGAAAACCAGCTACAAATTCGTGCTGAGTGAATATGTTAGGATCATTGATATCTTGAGAATATTTTCTAATCTCAAAGGCATCTGATTTACCAACAATCATAATACCATACCACATTTGTTTGTGGAATACCATAAATAAGCGATAGACTTCCAAATTAGTATCAAGATTAATGGACTTTCTAAATACTACTGATTGATGATTATCGCACTGTAATAATTGATAGTCTTGTAAATCATTTATTGAAGATGATCCATAAATAATATTAATTTTCTTTATTAAATATGAAGCATCTATAAAGGGTTGTTGGCAGTAAGGGCAGTTCATAGGAAGACTAAAATGGTAGGAAGTTTTTGCAAGAAGTTATCCGGGGTTAAATTGGGAATGAAATCGAACTGAATCAGGCGCCCATCTGCATTAAAATTGTGGGGATAGTAATCGATATGACAGGAAACATAATTAGGTTCTTTATAAGATCCCGAATCATAAGGGCGAAAAATAAACCAGACGGTATATTCTTTATCCTTGTGGTCATGAGTGAAGTATAGAAAATCTGGCAGACCATCACCTTCATGATAATCGTAGCGCCTCAAATGTACTGTAACGGCATGATGACTGCAGGACCACCGTCCTTCATCGTTCTCCTTTCGGCATTCATTTTGACAAAAGAAGCAATTCATAGGAAAGGCAAATATAGTTTGAGTTTATGACGCATTCTCATTTCATTGAAGAATGGAAAGTTGATATGCGTCACGGTGATATCAATATCTGGTGGGGCGGTGAGATGATATGCCAGGTGCTAACTCGATAGGGGAATATGGTCACTATTTCATTGAGTCCCCTTATAGTGTAGTGAGGGGTTTGGGCACCGGCTGGCAAGTCGGTTTGAGTGGGGCAGTTATAACCGATAGGTTTAGGCAGAGGTTCGTTTTGCTTAAATCTTCTAGTATCTCCGGGATAGGTATCGCCGTAAACTGGATCCAACTCTCCATGACAGATAGGGCACTTCATGAGAATAGCATCCAAATGTTGAGTTTCTCTTCCAATTTTTCTAAATTATTTAAATCATATTTAAAGTCTTGGAAAGTAAAAACGGGCAGTGAGGTACCATGCTTCTCTGTAATCGCATTAGAGTAGATGTTAGTGGTGCCTGCTTTGATACTGAAAGAAGGTTTAAAGTAAGTATAGATGTGGAATAGATCTTTGGGAGTATAGAAGGTAATGTAATACAACTCCGGTTCATCATAAGATTGAGTGTAGTATTGAAAATAATCTACCGTACAACGCTTGTTACAATTCTCATACTTAAAGGGGTTAAATTCTTCTGGAATAGTTTTCTTGATCAAAGGAGCTTTACAATATGGACAGTGGGTTAGTGGCTTCATGACCAAACTTTCAGGGTGGGAAACTTCTGCTTAATATTGTGAGGCGTGATGTTTTTGGGACAGAAAGTTAGCTGCATCACTCGAACACGTGGTGCTATATTGAAGTTATCCGCCTCAGCATATTTAATCTCATTAAGGTAAAAGTCGGACGGTGGGCAATAGACAGCTTCATACTCCTTATCGTTATCTTTGAACGAGATAATTGCGCACCACACTCTTAAAGTTTTCATGTCGGGTGCTAAATCAAAAATAGTGCGCGCTATTTCTGGACAGTCAGGGCAGACGCCATGACATAAGCCGTCGGACAATTTATTGATTTCCATCTCTTGCTGACAAAAATAACATTTACTCTTCATAAGAATACCAAATAGGTTTTTAACTTTTCTAATGCATTATCGGGAGTAATTTTGCTGGGCATGACGGTGGTTCGAAAAATATAACTATCCTGTCCACTGGACTTGGCGGTATCTCTGATATCAAACCATTTGTTAACATAATCCCAGTGCAAACAATATTCTATCTCACGATGCTCAACGAAGATAGCCATATGATTAGTCGTCCACACTTCTGTATCTACATTTTTCTCTGCTATTACACGAACTTCATTTATGCAAGACTTACAAATCCAAATCATTACCAATCTGGGTGCTTGACCATTATCGATTGATTTCATTTCTTGCTGACAAAAGGGGCATTGCATAATATAATGCCCAGATATGATTAAGAGAACAGGATCAAGGTCTTGATACGTTGAGCTAGTTTTTCCGGGTCGTTGGTAGGTAATATGGTGGGAACGTTCATAATAAAACCATTACCTTCACCTTTATGTTCGGTATTGTAGATAGAGGTTCTACCCGAACCTACCTCACTAGTGAGTGTATAGGGCGGAATAATAGAACGTTGCTCAATCTTCCCATCCATTACCTGAATGACGTAATGTGGTAGGTTCGCCACCATGCTAGTGTAGGTAGTAGGACATTTATACAATACTGTGTGTCCATTTACATACTGCACGTTAAGTAGACAATTGCAGATGGGACAGTTTTTGATATTAAAACTTTTAGGTCGAGGGATCATAGAAATATTAACATAGTTTTAATCTTCCGAGCCACATTGTCGGGCGTGATGTCTGGTTGGTTATCTCCCGCACTCAAACTGAATAAAACGTTCATGTCTCTATTGACCAGTTTGCCAGGAATACCCAGCTCTCTAATATACCACAGAAAAGCATAGCCGGTGGCGGAAGTAGTCCAGCGATAATGCTTATCGTTTAACTGAGTATACAAAGAGCAACTATTACAGTAATTGGAATCCTTAAAATATAAATACTCGGCGTGACAGGTTTCGCACCAATATACATCCACTCCCATTCTATCCATTTCTTCCAGCGGAGAATGAGGAGTTGGGTGCTGACAAAATCGACAAATAACTTGGCGTGCCGGTGTTTCCATATTAACTTAAAATAAGCAGGGTTTTTATCTTGTCAACCACCGCTTGATATTTTTCCAAATCCAGCTTGAGGGCGCGGGACAGCTTGACATGATCGCTAATTACTACTACATCTAATTTGGAAATGGTAGTGGTATTTTCAACGTGGTCAATAACCACATAAATCGTATCGGTGAGAACAATCTTCTCTACTATTAGCATCCCTAAACTATTATGGTAACGAATATAGCGAGGCATAGTATGATACCAACATTCCCATTTATCGCATCTTTGGTTACCCTCCCGGGGCGCCAACTCTTGGTGACAGAAAGGACAGTTCATGAGAACAGCACGAAAATGCTGATTTTTTCTCGAAGTCTCGTCAAGGCGGGAAAGTCCGGCTCCAACCGTTTATCGATATCGATGTACTCCGGCACTCCATCTTTCAAACACACAATACGAGACTTATGAGTAACATAGTTAATTTCTATCCACCTCTTGCCGGGTTCGTAGGAAAGCTTGATCCAATCTACCTTGCCGGTCATTTCATCGACGATATGGTTAAAACTGTGACTAATGCCGCTAGAACAGTTTCTATCGATGTAGTTAGACTTTTTATCCAGCATAGCCAGATATCGATCATTAAGGCGAAGGTTGGTCAGCTTGTTGCCACACATGGGACAAGTTAGGGAGTCGTCCATACAGAAATATATAACGTCTGGAAAATGTAGTAATATCAACGCATATCTTTTAGTTCTTTTACCTACGCAGAGAATGGGTGACCCATGGACTTGTTTGAGAAAATTGATCAATTCGAAAAAATGGCAAACGAGCTAGCTGACCAACTTGAAGAGGGTATGGCTCAAGATGCTGAAACTATTGAAGAATATACTACTCAACAGCTGGAGCGTCGTACTTCTGCCAAGAATAGAATGAAGAAGCTATCCACCCTATTGAAGCGTTAAATAAAGTTAACAGTCATTTCTTATCGGCTTGAATTCTGCGGAGTTTGAGCCGATTTTCTTTTTAGGAGAACAAAAGGTAAATTTTAATCTTGTTACACAGTTTAGGATAATCGGAAAAGTCAGGCTCAAAATAAAACGGCAGTCTTTGGGGGTCTACTATGGCTGCTAGTTCATCTGGCGCTGATTTTCCAATACTCATATACTTATTGTTTAGGAACAGCCCGACAGATAGTAAAGGCGACATCGACAGGGTGAACGCTACTCTTGACAATATGTCCTTTTTGAACACAGGATGATTTAAATCCACCATGCAACTGAAAATATGATCTGCGCGGAGACGACAATTTTTGTACATAATTACGCTGTTGTATTGGTTGAATGTATTAGTCAGTGGGTCACCACAGATGGGACAATTAATAGGTACGTTCATTTTAACTAAAAAGTAGATAAATCTTAATCTTGTTACATAATTTAGGATAATCGGAGAAGTCGGGCTCCACGTAAAATGGCACTTCTTCAGGATCATTTAGAAGTGCTCTATTGTCCGACGCCGATCTATCAACACTCATAAACTTACCTTCAGGATGAATTTCCACAGAGAGCAGTGGCGACATGGACAATGTAAAAGCCACCCTATCCACTACATCTCCGGTTCCGGGTCCATTAAAGTTGTTTAAGAAGACGGCACAACTAAAAATGTGATCTGGACGGAGACGACAATTTTTATAGACTACGTCATTTGTGGCGGCGTTGAAGGTATTTTGCAACGGATGATTACAGATAGGACAATTAATAGGTATTTCCATGTTCATTAGCTAAAAAGTAAATTTGATTATTTAACCTTACGATTTTTTATATTTCTAATGGTATTAGCACTGACACCATATACATTAGCAAGTTTTCTGCTACTCAAGACGCTTTGCTGTATTTCTAATATCTGCTCCGCAGTTAATTTCACACGTAGTTTGCCAGTTAATGTGTTAGCAATTTTGTTCTTGTGCTCTTCTGTTAAAGATTTTCCTAAATTAGCAAGTGATAAATTCAATCTGTGCTCTTTAGTAAAAGGTTTTTTAGGTTTACCGGTGTGTGCCGCGGACATTTTTTCTCTGGTTTCTGGGCTAACTTCTTTACCTATATGCGCTGCAGACATTTTTTGTCTAGTTTCGTCAGTGTACTTTTTACCCTTGTGGGCTTCTCCTATCTTTTTCTTCCACTCATCGTTTTTAACCATACCGGTTCGTGTTTTAGACATTTTCAATTTTGTTTCTTCAGTATGATTAAAAGTTAGTCCGGTATGAATTTCAGCACACCTTTGTTTTTGAAACTCCGATTGTTTCTTACCATACATGGGTTGCCGTTCTTTGGGAAGACCTCTATTCCAGGCAGGATCGCCTCCGGGAGCAATATTATATCCCTTTTCCGAATTGCGACTATCATATTGTGCAATCAATAATTTTTCAGCTTCATCGGCACCGTTTTGTGTCCAGGAAGACGCAATCACGTCATAAGAAAAATTATCAATTCCGTGCCTAGCCATGGCTCGGTGTATGTATTGAATTGGTTTTTCTAATTTTGCATAGGCTCGGTGCTGTGACCAACGTTCCTTGGGACGTACTGTCTGTCCAATATAAACTTTATTGTCGAGCATGTTAATGATTTTATACAAATAGTATATTTTGTGTTCCATAGAACCTCCGTATACTATATATCAGATTATTCACATCAGCTGAATAAGTTATATATTTTAATTTTTTCGACTAAAGCATCGACGCTCTGAATTCTAATAGGATCAAACTGAGGCACTTTGAGGTTCATCAAACTATCCAATAGTTGCTCTAGCAGATCAGTGCCGGCGCAACGTCCCAATCTGAAAGTCGCTTCGCCGCCTCCTATCCTAGCTGACATGTGATAAAATTTATCATTACGTAGGTATCTAATATTTTCTCTACCTGGACCCATCATGTATGTCTGACTTACTTCAGTGTCAATTACTGGAAATAAGTAAAAATTATAGAAATGAATTGATTCTCGCACCATACTTATGGTGGTGGCAGTCGTTTCAATTTCGACTGGAATATTTTTACTTTTCGCGCATTCTGAACATCGGCGTAAAATGTGAACCGTATTGTCCAATATCTTCCTCAAAGCCTTTTGGCTATCATCGATGAGATAAGTGCCATCATGCAGAAAGACAGCTCCCTGGTCGGGTGCCTGACCTCTCAAATGTAGAAAGACGCCTGCCGGCAAAGTCTTGATACTCATCTTAGTCCTACCACCCTTAGGAAGGTCTGCGGTATACACTAAGCTTTCCATAGGCAAATCATGAATGAGACAGATTTTACGATAATCAAGTAATTCTTGAAAGTTCATTTTAAATCCAGGTTATGAAAAAAGTGCGTAGGTGTTCAATTTATCGATCAATTTTTGTTTGTTTCCCAGCTTATACTTGGGTAGTAGTTTCATCTCAAAAACCAAATCTGGTCCCGAAACATTGGGGGCGGTGTAGGTACGCACCGTACCAATAGATTTTTGCTTATCGAAATCTGATCTTAATTGGTAGCGTCGGTTTTTATGAGAGATAAGAAAATTTTCATAACGAATGGTGGTGGGACTGACCACACCATTAAATGTTTGAAAATCTAAATTTCTACTAGAAATACTAGAATCACAGCCAACACAGTAACAAATGAGAAATAATTTTCTTTTAGCGAGATAGTCTGAGAAGCTAACGTTATCTGAAGTAACTAATTTGTTGTTACGGTGGTAAATATATATTTTGAGATTAGCACGATATCGGATGCTTAAATCTACTTCTGTATATTTATCAGTCACGATAGTCATAGCTGTATTAGCCCAAGTGCAATCGGGAAATAGGGCATCTTGACCGTTTCCGTTAAATCCAAATTTGAAGGTCATAGTATAACCGCACACGAAACATGGACTACAGTAATGGATAAAATCCTTGACAAAGAATTTTTTGTGTTCCATTATTTAATATGGCTCCAACTTCGTCCGGCTCGTATATTCCTGATAGCCCTTTCTTTGACATTATATTTTAGAGCTATATCCCAGGTACTGACTCCGCCCGACAACAATATTTTAATTTCTCTGACATCATTTTCAGTTAATTTAGCGCTGTTATTATTTTCTCCTACATGTTTGCCAGTATGTGCAGCAGACATTTTACTCTTGGTATTTTCCGAAATTTCTTTACCAAGTTGGACTGCTGATATTTTTGCTTTAGTTTCTGGTGTGCGCTTTTGTCCTTTGTTGGAATCGGAAATTTTCCTTTTAATCTCGTCACTTTTAGGTTTTCCATAATTGTGATTTTTTTCGCCCATTACAGCTTCAGACATTTTTCTTTTAGACTCCTCTGTATGAATAAGTCCTGCCACGCCTTCACCACCATCTGTGAGATTGTAACCAAATTGGTTTCCGTATTTAGAAATATTGGTTTTATGCTCAGCTATCCAAAATACTTCCCCGCTCAAAGCTTTTTCGTCCGATTCATACTCTTCAATGATAGAAAATTCAAAATTATCCTCACCATATTTATTAATAGCTCTGTGGATAGGACACGAATCTTTTTTATATTTGGCAGCCGTTAAGTGATCGTGCCACCTTTCGTCAGGATTACACGTTTTACCGATATACAATTTGCCATTGACTAAATTTTTTATTTTGTAAACGCAAAACATCATTCGCTCGCATTCCGCCTCAAATATGCTAATATAAATTCTTGAATATCACCATCTAATATGGCGTTAGCGTCATGGCTTTCGTACCTGGTTCTATGATCTTTTACTAAAAAATACGGAGTGAGTGTTACCGTGCGGATCTGCGAGCCGAAAGAGACATCAGAAAAGGAAGAAACCAGTTTCTCTTTTTCAGCCTGTTTCTTTTTCATTTCAATTTCGTATAATTTAGCCTTTAACATTTTCATAGCGGTACGACGGTTGGCATGCTGATCACGCTCCGTGCGCACGAAGATAGCTATACCGGTAGGAAAATGTTTGAGTCTGACAGCGCTAGCCACTTTATTTTGATTCTGACCACCCGGACCACCAGCGGTCTGAGCCGTAAATTCAATATCTTTTTCTTCTACCCTAATATCAATAGTATCCTCAATATCAGGAGTGACTGCGACTGCCGCAAAAGAAGTTTGTCGAGCATCACCTGCATTGAAAGGTGAGTTGCGAATCAAGCGATGCACGCCCGATTCGCCTTTAAGGAAACCATAAGCGTAAGGACCTTCCATACGAATAGACACCGAATCAATACAAATAGAACTATGTTCTTCCGAACGTTTTTCATCCAATATTTCTGTCTTGTAGCCACGAGCGTCGGCATAACGAACATACATGCGTAGCAACATACTCACCCAGTTAGCAGCTTCTAAACCGCCTGCTCCCGCACTGATACTAAGGATGGCAGCACTATCATCTATCGGATCCTTCATCATCTGCTTAAACTCTAAATCGGATAATTGAGAATGTAATATAAAGAGAGTAGTGCCTTCCTTCTCTATTTCGGCAACATCTATCTCCGCCAGTTCAGTATAAAACTGTATCTGATCTCTGAACTGAGTCATGATCTTGATCAGTTCAGATAACTTACTGCGCTCTCTCATGATAGCAGCAGCCCCACGAGGATCAGACCACAGACCAGGACCGTTAAGCTGTTCATCAATTTCTGACAAACGCTTTTGATACTGGATAAGGGGTATCATCCCTTCCAGGACAACCAGTTTTTCCTGGCAGGCTTGTAGTGTTTGCAGTGTATCCATAAGTTCTCACTAATCCGACAAACCGAGATGCTGTTTTAACTCCAAACAACTAGGGTTTTAATTCTAGTTAGCAACTTTTTCTGCCCCATAGCATTCCAATCCAAAAGAGGATAGGTAATAGGAAGTGCACCTTCATTATCACGTGTATAAATGTTAGTTTTTTCCCATATGTAATCATTTTGTATCCATAAGCTACCCATCACAAAACTCTCATAAAATAACTCGAGTGGTTTGATCACATATTCTGTAGACTCTAGTTCAGTCACATATTTTTTAGACTCTGGTTCAACTACCTGGAAAGCCTCACTCACTACCGTGTAACTATACTTACACTTACAATATAGCTGCACATGAGGAAATAGGGATAAGAAAACATTTTTAGCTAACATGTTGTCAATACTAGGCGTATCACTATTCTCGGGGACAGAAAAAGTCAAGACATTGGTATTCACGTTTATCCTGGCTTTAACTTGTAAGTCAAATATAGCAGTAGTATGTTGAAAAGAAAAATCTACCGTATCATCTTTAATTGGGGCGCTGACCACAGGCAATTCGTTAAAAGAACCCAGAAACTGTGTTACGCGATAACACAAAGGTTCGCCACAGAAAAAACAAACCTTTCTGCAATCCAGAAAATCTGCAATATTTGAATAAAAATTTGACATATCTTAAGTGAAGATCAATAGATTTTTGACACGTTTCAGAGTTTTGGTGGGATCATTTCGGTCTAGTGGGAGAAGAGGAAATTGTTGTGTAATCTGGCGGACAGCGTTGGCGCCAATCACGGGTGGAGAAAAACGAGAATATACCGTCAGCTTGGTAGTGTAGATATTTTTCAATTCCCATGCCTCGCTCATACGGTCAGCCTGGAAAATTACCCTCTCCGAGTTGAGAATAATTTCTTTCATAGCTACAGGTTGTAAAGCAACAATAAGCTGCAGCGTATAATCATATTTCTGGCACGCCCTACATTTAGCTGTCAATGACAAATACCGATGTCCCGAAAGTGGCGGTGGCGATCCCGCACTGGTATAACCAAGACTTGAGGTTACTGTTTGGTTATCATTTTCAATATTAATTTCTCTTTCAACATGGTTAGTTTGTGTATTGATTCGAAAAATATCTGCATACCCTGCCCCTCTCAGAGTATAAGTAATGGTAGAATAACCATGGTCTTCAGCATACCTATCATATTCAAATGACAACCCGGCACCGTAAGTTGGTGAGGTATCTAAATTGTCCAAAGTTGCCATACCGTAATTACACAATAAGCATCTGGGAATATGATCGAACGCTTCTTGAATGCAACGAAATTTATCAAACATCAGGTCGTACTACTACTGTTGGAAGAATCATCTTCATAAAAATCAGCAAACACTTGGGCAGTTAAACCAGCATCAATCAAAATCGGGCGATCATCTTTGGTTCCCCAAGAGGAAATTCTGGCGATATCGCCCGGCATCAGCTTGAAACGTTCCCCAACTCTTTTCATCTCTTTGTATACTTCTGAATCTGATACTCTATCAAAATTCTTAGGTTTAGTTAAATCTTTATTATCCGACACGTTTTTCAATCCAAAACGAATTGCCTCATCAAAATCAGAAAACGGGATGCCAGTCATTTCTTCAAACTGCTTGGTGGTAATCTTATCCAAATAACAGGTTTCTATCCAAGCATAATTAGTGGCATGTCCCAGAATCTCATTAAGAAATTTAGATTTCATCTCGGGGTTAGCTTCGGCTTTGTTCTGAGCGATGCCCTTATCGTTTTTAGCTACTTTAACGATGGTCTTACCCGGTGTCAAGTAGACGATGCGCGAAGAACCGGAACTCAAGTGCGTGAGGTTTTTCTCCGCATACTGCTTACGAGCATTATAGGTTTCAAGTTTTGCTAAGTTAGATAAAACTGTCTTAAGTTCCTTGGAATCGGCGGGCAATTCCTCCGAAGTAGCCAAAGAATGGAACATATTAGCGAATCTTAACAACTTATTGGGGTGCATGGTAAAATACAAACTTATTAGGTGAAGATAATCAAATTATTAAGCCTCTTAGTGGTTTCTTCTTTAGAGACAAAAGGAATCAACGGAAGATTTATATAAGTACCACGCACATTACGTTGATGAGCGTAATTAAAAGACTCAGACAATCCATCTTCTTTCCAAAAACCTAGTAGTGTTCTACCGGTAGACATATTATTAATCAACTGATAGGATCTAATATTAGTGTGTTCGTTATTCAAAGTGTGTTGTAAACAATAAATTTCGTAATCAAATATTATAGGTTGCACCTGCCGCCCCAAAATTAGATTAAATTTTTTCGAATAATATGCATATCTAACGCACCTAGAACATGTTTTGTAAAATTCAAATATCCTTAAACTGTTGTGTAAAGCTACACAACGCGAAATCAGATCACAAGAAATAATATTCTCAAAATGAGTTCCCCCTTTGGTATAAAATTCTACATGAAACTCGGGTTGTTCTAGTTTGAAACAATATTTTACTTTGTAGGTTTTATCTACAGTGGGTTTAAGTGGTAGCAAGTCGAAACTAACAAACAGACAATCGTTATCAATTTCAATAAATTGTTTACGACTGGAGTGAAAATTAATTTTCATTCTAGCATCGCACAAAGGGCAAAAAGTTTTGTAAGAAAAAAAATCTCCCAGATTCATTCAATTCCTAAAATTAAAAAGCTAGTAATCACGGATATATAAACGGTATGATACACGAAAAAAGATGCGTAAAATGCGGTTCAGCTGGTCCATTCAGCAAGGATAAGTATAACTCGGATGGTCTAAACAAACGATGTCGGTCTTGTGTTTCCGAATATTCCAAAAAATATTATCGTAAAAATTACGCTGCGAAAATCAAAGACAAGAAAAAACAGTATAAGCAACAGAATGCTGAAAAAATTATCACGGCAAATAGATTTCGCATTTACGGTATAACACAACGAGAGTTTGATAATATCTTAAGCTCACAAAATGGTGCCTGTAAAATATGCAAAATAAAATTAACTCTTAGCGGTACAAGCGTTACTCGAGCTTGTATAGATCATTGTCACAAAACTAATATAGTAAGAGGCATATTATGTCAGCAATGCAATAAAGGAATCGGTCATTTTAACGATAATCCAGAGCTAATGAAAGCGGGAGCGGATTATTTGTTGTTAGCACAACAACGCCCCGAAGTCTCGTACCAACTAAAGGTTGGTCCGTGAGCAGTTGTCATTGGGCGCGAAGCATTTCGTACATGCCAAATATGTCCTCCCTTTAGACCTGATACATAAGGACTACCACTTTCATTAATAACAAATTCGTCTACATTTCCTGCCATATCATAAACTCCATAGTCGCTATGACACTCTGATTTGGAACCAGAGGGTACAAGTAAACTGCGAAGTTTTTTTGCCGTTTCATCATCTGGTTTTTTAGCTTTAAAAACATCAATACCACCAGGTATGTGACGATCAAAATTACATATATTATTATCACGATGGAATCCATCTCCATATGGTAATGGGTGCATATTTGGTCCTTCGGCCGCCAGCGTCCATTCGTGCGAAAAACACATTCTCTTTCCGACACTTTCACATGCTCTTTTCACATCGAAAAAAGACATCCAGTCTTGGGGGATTTGACCTTCTTTATTGGGCCATTCGTATTTATCCATACAAAAATGCATATGCACTTTTTTGTCTGATTTACACAGGGTGGGGGCTTGAAATTCCCCGCAAGCCCAGGTGGGGTCGGCTGGTTTATTCTCGCGCTTACCGCTCATGTCCACGTTATAGAGACACTTTTGCTCCACGTCGGGACAATAGTCGCCCTCTATCTCCACCATGTCACTGGGACAGGCGTTGATGCGCTGCAAATTCTGTGCCACCCCAGCATCACTTTCATTTTCTGTAGATTGGGCGGATGATGTGGCGCTAATTATTCCTGCAAATAAAACGGTTAGAATTGATGAGACAATTTTCATGGTTGTGTACTACCTCTAACAAACCATTATAACCACCATCATTCTCGATGCAAGCCAAAATAAAATGACCGTGAATTGTGATCCACGGTCATAAGCGAAGGTGTTCAATTTCGTCGAATTTACACTCACCTGACGAGAGGTGCTTGCATCACTACCTCATGAACTTAAGTTGTTTTATTTTCTGCCCAGAGCGGCATTTACTAATTCTTGAAGGTTACCCACGTTTACATGATTTTGACGAGCCCATTGTTGTAACCTGCTTAAAGTATCTCTTCCTAGTTGACCATCTTGGGCAATTGGACCTAATTGTCCACTCTCTATTTCTGGTCTAAAAGCGGTATTCAAAAATCTTTGTAACATGTTAACAGTATTGGAATCTGGAGTGTAAGCGGCTGGCGCTGGAGCACCTTTTTCTTGGACAGCGGGGGCATTTAATTCCTTTGACATCAAGATCGATTGATCTCTATCTACTGGCGCTGCATCATTAGTTGGAGGCATTATGGTGCGAGGTAACACATTAGATTCTTGCGGTCTAAAATACTTGTCCCACAAACTTGGGGTGTGTTGCACGCCTCCAGCGGGAACGTTTGGACCCATGTAAACATATTGTCTAGTGCCGCCTGGTTGAATATTCGGCACCCAATTTTTTTCATTTCCTCTGGGATCATTTGGTTCATCATAAATACGCCATGGTGCTGGATCGGTAACGGGCGACTCTTGGGCTAATGCCTGCAAGAAAGATCGACGATCCCCATATAGGGCTAATCTTTCGAAGGTAGTGGCTTTTTTGAGTAACGTATCGGCTTTAAAAGACATCAGGGCACCTTTGTGTGGATACTGTTAGACATACTTCAATATTACCATAGAAATCATCACTTTCCGTGTCTAATTCTTGTAATACCATCTAATAAGTTTTGTTTGGATGATAAAGGACGTAAATTGGAGAGTGCCCAACATTTCTGAAAATCTTCGTCACTCATAGACAGGTAAACAAAACTAGAGTGCGGAACAATATGATCAATTTGCCAGGTCCAGGTGGTAGGATCGTTGTCGTTCCAAGCTTTTGCATCATACTTACCCCAATTATTCCATGTCATCCAAGGTTCGAATTGCTGTTCGAGATGTTGTTTTAATTCTTCTAAGGAGTATGGTAAGTAGTTCGTAATAGAGGCGCCACCTTTATTTTTACCACCACTCCTAATAAAATGTCTTATCGAAGTGGCAATATTCTTCCTCAATTTGAACATAGTATCTGTTTTTAACTTTTCATTTTCCCTGATTCGCCTGCTCTCAGCGATACGCTCCCTGTTGATAACACAGTATTCCAATTTTTCATCTTTATGCTCGGAATAGTACCGTTTTTGCCAATCATTTAACGTTTCCTTATTTTCATTCCAATACTTTTGAGTGTTTTTATTTATTTTTTCTTTGTTATCTAAATAGTAGATAGCACTTCGTATTTTTACACACGCTTTGCATTCGGAACGCAATCCACCGCGAGACTTACTAAAACAATTTTCATCTTTTTCAATTTTACATTTAGAACATCGCTTCATATGTTATTATATATCATTTTCTATGTAAAAACGCGGGGTTGTGGTAAATATTATCGCAATTCGGGGCATGAACTGCACTACTGACGATGCCCTGATTATCTATCAAACCACAAGTACAACCACATTGACAGTCGCAACCACATTTTCTACACTTTCGAATGCCAGAAAAGGTGTGACATCTATCACAAAAGAATGGATAATGACAATTACTGCAACAAGAACCCTGAGAGCCACCGAAACCAAAAGGTAAAATGACGACGTTGGGCGAATGCACTGCTCGCAGTAATTCATAGATAGTAAGTCTTTGAATGGGGAAATTTTGGCAGGGAGGACCAAAGTGATTGTGCTCAACATCCGCAAGTCCTTGATGAAGAAAAATTACCACGTCGGCATATTCACGGTTATAGCCGTCTTGGAAGGTGGGGAGGATGACCAAAATTCTCAAATTTTGCAAATGAACGATGGTAGGGTAATTTGGATCTGCTGCCACCCTAGCATCAAACTCCGCCTTGGTCATAGTATCATCGATGAACAATTGAATTTGTAGATTGGTTAGTTCACTAACGGAAGCATCTGAAGCAGGGTTAGATGGTTGCGCCCCAATGAAAATTGGTGGGCTTGGAGGATAGGTAATATCTCCATTAATAAAAACAATTGCCGGGGGCGGGTTCATGTATTTATGATGTTTTATTCACTTGACAGCCAGAATCTGGTGGTTAAGTTTCGCTTTATGCGATTATTATTCATTCCCAGTAACGGACGCCATACCGGCGATTTATTAGAGATTTATCTGTGCCAAGAATGTGGCATCCCCAAGCAGTTTAAGGATAACTTCTGTATGATTTGTACCTGTAGATATCCGCGCGCTGAATTAGGGACACCTACCGAATGTTTTATGTGTGCCAAACATTTTGATGGAAATACTCCAGCCACTGAAGTAATTATTGAGTTGACTACTATTAAAAAGGATCAAACTGATGATCGAAATACCGATATTTAAATTTGCAGTAAGAACTGATATGTTTAGAGGAATGGGTTCCCCATTGAATCCTCAAGACTTTCTCCCCAAAAAAGGATCGGAAAAGGCTACTGGCTGGGATGTGCGTGCCGCTGATCATATCAGTTTGCGTGCCGGGCAATATACTAAGATTCCTCTCGGTTTCCGTATGTTTGCGCCCGAAGGTTGGTGGATGGAACTACGCCCACGCTCCTCCACTTTCGCTAAGAAACGTCTACACTCCTTATATGGTGTTATAGATGAGGACTACGAAGGAGAATGCTTATTTGCCTGCCAGTATATTCCAGACATTTGCACCCTAGGCAATGATTTAAAAATCGAATTTGGTGAAGCCATTGGTCAGATTGTTCCTGTGAGAAGGCAAGAAATGATCGTAGAAGCCATCACGGAAGAGGAATACCAAAAGTTAGTGGCTACACGTAAATTCAATCGAGGAGCCGGTGGATTTGGTTCCACGGATAAAAAATGAATACAATTTACGAGTTAAGTGATTACATCAAAAGAAAGATAGGTACGGGCACATCTCGTCAAGAACGAGATAGGCTGAGAGCCGTTCTAGCTAAGGAAATCTCGGAAAATTCCGAAATGGCTTTCTTACTGCTAGCCAAAAGTGGCTTTACCCCCGACGAATCGATTATTTTGCAGAAAGTGAATGAAATAATGTCTAAGAAAGAAACACAGAACTTTGTCATTGATCCAGTGTCCATGAAAGGCGACGAGGACCAGTTTGGTGGTTCAGATTTCCCCGATTGGGAACCTATTGCTACTCCCGAACAAGAAGCTGCTATTAATAGATTGTACGCTTATAACCCCGTATTAAATAATGATACCAGCAATTATACTAAAGGTTCAGGATTAACTGATGGTTTTGATAAAGACGCCCCTTGGATCCAAACCTATTCGGGTAGACGTTTCAATCCCACTAATCCTAACCCAGAAGCTATTGTCATTCAGGATATTGCTCATGCTCTATCCATGCAGTGTCGTTTCAGCGGTCACTGTCGCGAGTTCTATTCAGTAGCTCAACATTCAGTCTTGGTAAGTCATATCTGTGGTTTTGAGAATGCATTGTGGGGTTTACTCCACGACGCCTCTGAAGCATATTTAGTAGATATGCCCCGTCCTTTGAAGAGGTCTGGTAAACTGGATGCCTTCATTGAGTTTGAACACAAGGTACAAGAGGCGGTTTGCAAACGCTTCGGTTTACCGGAGAAAGAGCCGCCTGATGTCAAGAGGGCTGATACCATCCTTCTCGCTACTGAAGCTAGGGATCTAATGTCTCCTCGACATCCCGACTGGAAGCAACCGGCGGAACCATTACCTTTCAAGATTGAATCTTGGAGCCCACAACAAGCAAAAGATAATTTCTTGAAAAGATTCACCGAATTGACATCTCTCCATTCTAAATGATATAGATTGATTATGGATACAAATAGCGTACCTAAAAATAATCTGGCAGGTAAAATATTTGGCAGATTAACTGTTATCAAATTTGATCATCGTAGCCTTAATGGTTCGAGGAGTAGACCTTATTACTTGTGTAAGTGTGAATGTGGAAATGAAAAAATTGTTGCTTCTGATGCACTTTTGCACGGCAATACAATTAGCTGTGGTTGCGCCTTTTTGGAACACATATCTAGATTGGGTAAGAGTACTAGAACAGATGGTAAAATTATGTCCGCGAAGACTATGTGGAAAAATAGTTATTCTGACGGATGTACTTTTGATACATTTATGAAATTTTCTCAAGAACCATGTTTTTATTGCGGAACGTTATTATCAAACACATTTAATATCTATATAAATAAAAATGGTCAAATAAAGAAAGGTGTTAGTGAGGAATGGGCTAATCAGTCCTGGTTCAGGTATAATGGGCTTGATCGTCTTGACTCTAATTTACCCCATAATGTTGATAATATTGTTCCTTGTTGTTCCATTTGCAATTATGCTAAATCTACTATGTCTTTGGAAGAATTTAGAGAGTGGATTAAAAGAGTGCATACACATCTCATAGAAACAAAATGGTAAATATCAATGACAGAAAAAACAGTACCAGAATTAAAATATTATGACGTTAAAGTTGAGACCATGCTACCTGCCACACTCACCTATCGTGTCCTAGCAGAGGATGCACAACAGGCTTCAGACAAGATTCGAGGTATCCAACCTAATTCAGTACAACACCGCCTAATTGGCAAGAAGGATATCAAGCTAACGGTCTACGACGCTGGAAGTAATATGATTCGATGGATGAAAAGATTAGTGGGTTAACATGTTTACTCAATATCTAAAAGTAGCTAAAAGCAAATTTGGAGATGGCGTTTTTACTACTATCGAAATTCCAGCCGGTACCCCCATCGATGAGCCACATGGTAATATCTGCACTCTGCAAGAGCTATTGGACCCTAAAGATTCTAGTGTCTTACAGATTGGTCCCAACGACTATTTAAATATTTCTGGTAATCTAAGGTTTCTCAACCACAGTTGCGATCCTAATTGCTATTTTCATATAGTGGGCAATAGAGCCATTCTACACTCATTATATGTAATACCAGCTGGGACAGAGTTAACCTTTGATTATTCTACCAGTGCCACTGATACCTACGAGATGTGGAAGATGGATTGCACTTGTGGATCCAACAAGTGTCGTAAAATTATCAGCGGATACCAATACTTGGATCCACCACTGCAAGAAGAATACAAGAAAAAGGGAATGATACCTTTGTTTATCACATTCCCTGTTTTTCAAAAAAGATGATAATATGCCGGCAAAACAAGATTTAACTGGACAAATATTTGGGAAATTAACAGTAGTGAAATATTCACATAGTAATTCAAGAAGTATTAGTTTTTATCTTTGTTTGTGCGAATGCGGTAATGAAAAAATAATTTCTGGTATTAATTTAAAAAGAACTAATAAAAACACAAAAAGTTGTGGATGCTTACATGCGGAACAACTCAAAACCCTTAGAGTGGATGATCCTCAACTTATGGCTGCCAAAGGATTATGGCGATCTAATTATAAAGATGGGTGCAGTTTTGAAAAGTTTTTAGAATTATCACAACTTCCTTGTTTCTATTGTGGAGTTATCAAATCTAACAAGTATAATCCACACACTAACTCAGTTAAAACAGGGCATGTGTCACAAGAATGGTTTGATCAGTGTTGGTATGAATATAATGGTTTGGATAGAATTGATTCATCAAAAAATCATTCGGAGGATAATATCGTTCCTTGCTGCGTAGATTGTAATATAGCCAAATCTAACATGACGATAGAAGAGTTTAGAAATTGGTTGAAACGCGTTTACAATAACTTTATTTTGAATAAGGATTAATAATGTCTGGTATAGTTTATTACATTATAGATTTAGAAACAACGGGCCTAAAGGCAGCCTATCACGAACCCACTGAAATAGGAATAATTCGTGCTACCGATCGAGTGCAACTATGGAGAAATATAAAATGTGAATACCCCGAAAGAGCCTCGTACGATGCTCTAGCTGTAACGAAGAAGACTCTTTCAGATTTAGAAAAGGGATTTACGGTAGAACAAGTAATAGAAGAGTGTAATAAATTCTTCGATGAAGACAGCTTAACGCCCGCTCACAGATGCATTGTTGGTCATAATATCTTTTCTTTTGATAAAAGATTTTTGCACGCCATGTGGGAACGATGTGGAAAAGAATTTCCAGCCCATTTGTGGTTAGATACTATTCCAATGACTAAATCATATGCTAAACAAATTGGATTAGTGAAGCCCAAAGTTAATTTGCACGCTGCTTGTGACATCGTTGGTGTAAAAAAGATCTCTGAAAGTCACAACGCAAAAGTGGACTCACGCAACAGTTATCTTCTTTGGAAAAATCTAATAGAAGACAAAAAAGTAGACTACCTACCCTTCATTAAGACAGCTATTCATACAATCAGCGTTGCAACCTCTGATGATGATACGGATGGTGGACTGGACCCCGCGTTGTTAGATTTATGAAAAGTCACAGTCTAGAATTCTTCTATGGCAAAATCAATAAGCTAATTGAGCTAGCTCAATCTTACACCGAGAACAAACATTTAGGATTTATTATCAGAGCCTGCCGTCTTAAACCATATGACTATGTCTTCCAGGAACACAGTGAAAGAATGGTTTTACATCGTTGGTGGTTTGATGAATATGGTAATTCATTGAATATCATCAAGAACAAAAGAATTAAATTGACTTACGGGGATTTGCGTATCGATCGAAGTAAATTAGTTAGCACCGATTTGTATTATGGGTTGTCTTTGGATCGTGTCGCTAAGATGAGCAAACTAGCTTATCTATGTGCCGGTAAAGACGAGGACTTGTACCAGGATTGCTATCTTCTTACTTTTCTAGGTGTGGATAATTACTTCCGTACTTATCTATATTGGTATGGCGAATGGCAGCAAGTTTCTCCGCTAGTGATGGGAATAAAACATATAAAGCTGTTAGCTGATAATGCGGACATCAAGCGTTTTCGACAGCTAACCAAATCGGAAAATTTACCCATCCCTTGCGTGTCCGGACAGACGTACTTATCTTTCTTGCCACCCAGCAAAGAGTTTTTAGCCGTAATTAGTAAGCAATACGAAGAGCTGTTGCCTATTTTTGGAGAGCCCAATGAAGATACCCGATGACTGGTTTATAATTGAAAATGGTCCAGAGGGTCGTAAATATGTGGAGGCTGCAAACCACATCGCTGCCCAAATTAGCATGGAGACGGGTATTTTTGTTTCGGTAACAATAAAAAATCGTTCCGACATTCACGGTAATCCATCGAACATTATACATAGCATAGTATTTGCGATTATGGATCATGAATTTGATAGTGGAAAACAATTAAAGAAAGCTTTGGATAATAAGGCATTTTTATAATGTTCCACATATATGTCATACAAAATAAACTGAACAATAAAATTTACGTTGGTAAAACATCTAATCCGATTCGTAGATATGCCGAGCACAGAGGCATAGCTAATGGTGCTAAACCTCGTGAATATAGCCTAATTCATGCCGCTATCAAAAAATATGGTATCGATAATTTTATATTCTCAGTCATAGAAGAATGGGAAAATGAACAAGATTCTTATAATGCCGAAGAGTTTTGGATTGAATTTTTTCGTACTGACGTCAGTAAATTTGGAAAGGAAGCTGGTTACAACGTAAATGCCGGCGGGCGTGGCGCCAAATCAGGCGCACTCAATCCAATGTTTGGAAAAACACACTCTCCAGAAGTAAAGGCAAAAATGAGTGCCCAGAGAAGTGGTGCATTGAACGCTAACTTTGGAAAACACTTTTCCGACGAAACTAAACAAATTATGAGTAAGAAGAAACAAAATATTTATCTTGGAGAAAATAATCCACGTGCCAAATTTACCAACGATCAGGCTGAAAATATTAGATCGGAATGGAACGCTGGCGGCATTTCTATGAGTGAGCTGGCGCTAAAATTTAATGTAAGAAGAAATGTAATTTGGAAAATACTAAGAAATAAAACATACAGGAGAAAAGTATAATGGTTGAGAGAGACAGGATCGAACTGGACGGAATCGTCCTCGAAGCTAACAAAGGACAATTTACGGTTAAAATAAATGAAACCATGACCGTCCGAGCTACTTTAAGTGGCAAAATAAGAATGAACTCGGTAAAAATTTTAGTTGGTGACAAAGTGACTGTTGAAGTAAGTGAATATGATACTTCCAAGGGACGTATTGTCTACAGACACAAAAGTGCTTAGTATTTCTGAAACAATAGACAACCTTCATCACTCACTAAATGACATAGGCTACTACTGTTGAAGATATCTGACATGCGTGCCGGATTTCCATTAATCGTCACATCGTTGGCAATTAAGCGTACACCATGACTATAATCTTCATAGGTATCTTCATGGCTAGCAGGATTTAACCCTTGAATTGGCGTACCGGTTAGCATGAACCAACCATAGATAGCCACTCGTCTGTTAGGGTTATTGGGATACAAATGATTAGTGAGCACAATATCTTTCTTATGTCCTGAAATCAGGGCATGTGGATCTTTGCCTATTAGCTGATTATTGATAGTGGTGTGATGCACACCAATGCGATAAGTCTTTTGCATATCACCATCATAAGGTGGTCCCCAGGGTGCTGGCGGTAATCTATTAACTGCCGCTTGCCAAATACAATTGGCTATCTTAGTGGTGGGCAAAGTACAGTCGTATTGGTTGGCGATAGACTGGGCGGTATGAGGATTCATAGGCATTCTGACGTAATCGGCATCAGATCCTAGGCATAGAACATCTGGTGTTACCAAATAGGTGATGGAGTTGGTTCCATCAGAAACCGTGAGGGGAACCAATTTTCTCAAAAAATCAGGAATGTTGCCGTGCAAGAATTCGTTGAGTATGTTGGCTTCACGCGGCACGCCAATCAAATCCATGTTAGCTTGAATAAAAGCAGATCCGGTAATGGCACCCGGATCTCTGGATGGAATCAGGGAATTACCAGAAGAACCATTCAATACACTAAAGATGTCTATACTCATAATTGTCCTTTATATTTTAGAAAACTCAACCTTTGCCAAAGTTACCTTTACCTGAGGCAAATCTTTCAATAATTCGACTTGATCTGACACTTTTTTAGCTGCACTATTACTGAAAGCGCGAAGATCCGGAAACACAATCTCAACAGCGGGAGTTGTGCCCACTCCCACGTGGAACTTAATATCTTGCACCATACCGATGGGCTGATTATCTACATAAATGTGCGTGTTGGCTGCGTCGGCACCTACAATAATTTTGAACTCTTTCATTTTAAATTCCTTCAATTATTTTGTTTTCATCAACAAAATTATACATTTACTAATATCCTTGACCTTACTAAAATTTGTGGTTATAATTATCAACGATAATATGCGAAAATATAACGATGTTATAGATAGTTCGGCGTGTGACAGGAGAGATGATAATGGAAATTCGTGAAGGATTGTGCTACGACGACGTGTTGTTAGTTCCACAATATTCAGAGATTGTAAGTCGCTCCGACGTAGATATTTCAGTTAAATTGGGTAAACTCACTTTTAAACACCCTATTGTACCCGCCAATATGCAAACTGTCACTGGACAGGAAATGGCAATACAAGTGGCTCGCAGCGGAGGACTAGCTATTCTACATCGCTTCACGAGCCCATCCCAGCAGTTCGCTATCGCAGAAGATATAATCGATGATTGGGGTTCCAGGCACTTTGCCGTCTCAGTAGGGGTTAAAAGCGAGGATAGCGGAAACCTTTATGAATTCTACAACGTGGGCGTACGCATTTTTTGTGTAGATATTGCACATGGCAATTCAGCTCACTGTGTTCGCATGATTCAAGAAATCAGACAATTGGTCGATGTTACCATTATCGCCGGCAATGTAGCGACTGGTGACGGCGCACGCCGTTTATGGGAAGCGGGAGCCGATATAGTCAAGGTGGGGGTGGGACCGGGCAGCTTGTGTACCACGCGTATCGAAACGGGCAATGGAGTACCGCAACTAACTGCTTTGATGGATGTACAGAAAACACAGCAGTTCCTGCTAGAACGGGATAGAGCTACCCGTTATCCCAACGAACAACGTCAATATCCCTTTATCGCGGATGGTGGAATCAAAAGTGTCGGAGATGTGGTCAAAGCTCTGTGCTTCGCTGATATGGTAATGATAGGTAATCTATTTGCTGGTTGCCAAGAAGCACCGGGACAAACACATTACATCAACAATGTTCCTCACAAAGAATATCTAGGCAGTTCTACTCATAAAACTAATCATGTTGAGGGCGTATGTGCTTGGGTCCCATGTACTGGAAATTATGAAACTGTGCTAACCAAGCTTTTAGAAGGTCTTCGATCCGGAATGAGTTATCAAGGTGTAAATTCTTTATCTGAACTCAAAGATAACCCGACATTCATCAGAATAACCAATGCGGGATTAAAAGAATCTCATCCACATGATGTCATTACTAAATAAGGTTGAAAATGAATATTGCAAATGAACACACTAACAAAGTAGAGTTGATAGGTACATATGGTGGAGACGAAACGCATGCATTAAGTGCCTGGACTTCTACCTTGCGTGAGTTAACTGAAGAAAAAAGAGGCAGAATAGATAAATTACTCAAAATGTTGGCAGAAAATGGTCACGGAACGCCCTTCGAAAAAAGTTCCATGCACTGGTTGATAACTTCGGATTTAGCTTCCCATGTACATCTTCTGAAGCATCGAATTGCCTCAATAAATGCCGAATCTGCCCGATATAAAGAGCTAAAAGACGATAAGTTCTACATTCCAGATGACTGGTCTAACGATGAGCAAGTCTTACTAGTTCGACACTGTGAAGAGTCTCTACGCAAATATCATGAATGTCTAGCTCGCCTCATCGCGTCGGGGGTACCAAAAAAACGTGCCAAAGAAAGCGCTCGTTTTTATCTGCCATACGCCAACCAATTAACCGCTGATGTTATGATGAATTTTAGAGCTTTCATGAATTTCTCTAACCTCAGAAATAGTGAACATGCTCAAAAAGAAATTAGAGATATAGCTCAACAAATGTTAGTACAGGTAGCTGAAACTAAACAATTCACGCTGTCTCTTAACGCTTTCGGCTGGACTCACGAACGCATTTACGTAGGCATGTAAGCTGGAGACAATCTATAAATTTCAGTGATAGGGGTTCTCGCGGCAGGACCAGCAGATGAACGTACCATTTTCTTGGTTTGTTGCAGCCATGGGAAAGAACTCCTGACATACTGCGCAGGATGTTCCGTCCAACTGTTGCGCTACACCACATACCATATTTTCAGTAATATGGATCATCTCTTCATCCAGAAAACGCGAATCAATACACATTTTCTTAAGACGATAATGGTCTATCGGAATGGTGTTTTTGAGACTATAATACTGCGGCACGAAGAGATAATAACCATAATCTCCCACCGCCACCACTTCAAAGGTTTTGGTCTCGTCATGCTCCTTGTAAGCACCGACGATTTCGCTGTCTTTGATATGACAGTTGACACGATCCCCTGGTTTAAGCGTTACCATAGAGAAATGCTAGATTATCACGCCTTATTGAGTAAATAAGATTTAATACTAACAGCCAGATAGGTTCCGGCACCAAAGCCAAGCATGTACACGATAATAAACAGGGGTTGATGTAACGCCTCGCCCAAACCAATACAGGTTACTAAAGCGTTAAACATAGACCATACTGCGGATAATTTACTATTGCCTTTTTCCGAATAATGTACCCAGAAGACGCAGCCACACTCATAAGCGGCGCCGCAAATAAAGGTTAATAGTAAAAGCCAAATCATTATTTTAGAGGCGCCTTCATAATAGCCTGATAGATCAACGTAACGTGGCTGCCCGTCGCCCCAGAGTAACCGTGGTAGTATTCTGGCACGTTAATATCCCAATCTTTGATCACTTCCCAAATGGCGTCAAAGATAGGATCATCGTTGAGCATTTTGAAAGTGGGATTCGGCATTGATTTGCTGAAAGGTCCGCTGACGGTCATTTTATTGAATGTCAGGTTCTTCATAAAAGCATACGGATATGCCCTGTTCGACTAATTCGGTATTGAGAGCATCTACCAATTCTGGAACCACAGCAGTTAATAGTGTAGAGACATGCACAGTGGCACGTTCATATTTAGCCATCTTACAAACTTCCTTAAGGCAGTTAGATAGCGCGGCACTGTCAGTGTTCAACTCTTCATCTTGGCACAGCAAGTGAACAACCCATGTGTCAGACTGGGTAGCTGTAGTATTGATAGAACCCAACTTATATGGGTGATGTCCTAGTCCGGTACGAGTGTTGTACCAACCCTTAACATCTGCTTTGACTTGCTTCCATTTCTTTTCAAAGAGTGGGTAGAGCGGTCCTTCGGCTTGACCCTTCATATTGTGAACGTTGAGAACGAAACGTAAGCCCGCGTTCTCCGGAGCCAGAATACTGCCTTGGATAACTTTCACTCTGCCTGGTTGCTGAAATGGATTCTTTTTTGTCTCGGTCATAATTATATCCTTTATATTCGGCTCTCAGAATAAATATATCAGTGCCGATAGCTATTTTTACTATGCTCCTAGAATAAAGCTCTCAATTTCTTGAAGCTTGAAGTCTTGAACTGAATTTTTAATAGGCTCCTCCGCCAAACTAAAGCGAAATGGACGAAATTCAAATTCGGCACCCATATCCAGGTTCTCTTGTAAATCGTCCAAATAAGCGCAACCCTGGAATTCTGGATGTTGAGAGAGAAAACTTTGATAGTACAGCTTAGTGGGTTTTCTAGCCCCCACATAGCAACTAAGATGTTTAACAGATTTGTCAAAGAAGCCGCCCCACCTTAATATCTTCTTCATTTGTACAGCATGTTCTAAACCTACATTGGAGAGAAGTGCAATTTGCATATTGTGCTTCTCTGACATTACTAACAACTTTTCCATGATAACAAAATTAGGATCGATAACGCTATCCCAAGACTTCAACAAATCTATCATAATAAGTGGAGATTTGATTTTAAAATGGTCTCTCAATTCATCTTCCATCCTAGTTAATCCCATATCATGTAAAGCATGAGTACGATTCATAAAGTATTCAGCCTCTTCCAGAGTAATGTTAAGTTGCCTAGATAATTCTCGCACAAAAATTGAGAAGTCTACGTGCACCAGTACATTACCTACATCTAACGCAACATAATTCATAATTCATAATTCTTCGATCCTCTCATGCAAATATTTAATAGATGCATTGTATTGCGGAGAAACTATATACATACGGCTCTCAAATTCATCATACAAATTAGTAATGCGACCTAGTTCTAAATGCTGAGACACACAACTATTGAGTAAAGTTTCAGAATCTTGATAATCTGGATAAATCCAGGAATATTTACCATTATAGAACGCATCTGCTAGAAAACTGGTTTGCCCCTGACACACAAAAATCGCTGAATTTTTGAGGTTGCAAAAGTACTCTTCCTGGTTCTTTATATCCTTGACCTGAAGGTTTCGATAAGTCTCTGCACAACTGTCCAAAAAAGCCACGCTATCGGGGTTACGTCCAAGTGTGCCTAATAACTGTTTATTGTTAGAGGCGAGCCCAGCTACCACAAAATGTTGGCAAGGAATAGTAGATTTTCCCACCTGATGGTAGGGGCGCACCCACTCAAAACCGTTGGATAACTGTGGCGGGTCGGCTACGTCGCCAAAATGGGAATAGACAAAGTTACCATTAGAATTATCCAATAAATTGAGAGTTCGTTGACTATTCTTGATTTCACGACTCATGGAATGAGCGTAGTATTTAAAGGCTCCCATATTATACTTCTCTGTCTTGGTTAAAGCATAATTGATTAAGGAGGAACTGCATTGCCAGATAGTAATATTGAGTACGCTAGCGATGTAACTAGTAAAATATTCTAAATCACTGATGATAAGATCGGGGGCATAATACTTGACCTGGTCAAAATAGATTTTCAGGTTATCATTATCTAAACTAAGTACTTCGGGCTTGTAAATATTAAGCAAACAATCAAGAGTCCAATCTACGTTCACATCTCTAGGACTGGATCGTTTATAAGCAGCCACTTTAATCTGATGGGTAGATCCTTCCATCGCTTTTAGAAAGCGAACCAGTTGGATCTTGGCATTCTGATTGTTAGAAGCTGCGTAGAGTATCTTCATTTTAGGAAAACAGGATATACGTCTTGAGCTTTTTACAATCCATCGTAAATGGAATTATTAGCGGTAATTCTACTTGCCCCTCAGTGTCCCATATTCCATTTTTGCGCTTAACTACCACACACTTTTCAGCTTCCCATGAGATCATATAGAAATTTTCATCACATTTCAGAAGTGAAATCAACATATAATGATTCATAGGAAGATCAACACCAGTTAATGCAGCCATACAATGTTTTTTGCTTCGAAGGAATTTTCATTATTTATACAACTATAACCATCAACAGTTCTTCTCCAATTCCCGCCACATCTGGGGCAAGAGTTATGAATAGTTCCGTGCATATCTGTAATTGAAATCATTTGTGCCTTATCCTATCAGCACCTTCTACCACATTTTGTTTAGCAGATAGCGGTCTGAGATTTTCTAATGCCCAGCATTTCTTAAAATTATCGTCTTCCATTGATGTATATGGAAGATCCGATTGAGGAATGATATGGTCAATTTGCCAAGTCCAAGTCCTCGAATCATTATCATTCCAAGTTGTCGGATCAAATTTACCGTGATTTTGCCAGGTCATCCATGGTTCAAACTGTCGTTCGAGATGTTCTTTTAATTGTTGTGGGGTATAGTGAAGATTTTTCCAGGTACCACTATTTTTTCTACCTTTTAAAACATCACGGATAGAATTAGATACATATGTTCTCATTTTAAATGAGGGATCGTTCTTTCTGCGTTCTTTTCTTTGTTCATTTGCAGATTTTTGTATTTTATCTTTGTTAACAATTTGGTATTCTTTTATTCGATCTTTATTTTCTTGATAATATTCTTTTTTGTATTCACCGATAGCGTCTTTATTTTCTTCACGATAATTTTTAACATCTTTTATAATTTTATCCCTGTTGTCAGCGTAATATTGTTTGGCGCCTTCCAACAGAACTTGCTTATTTTGTTCGTAATAATTTTCTCTATATTTTTTGGTACACTGTCTACATTCATTACGGCGGGTCCTCTTATCTTTATTTCTAAGAGGAAAATCACTATCATCTTTTTCAAGACCACATTTCGTACAAATCTTCATTATTCACTTTTTAGTAGAATCTTTTTGAAAAACTCTACCTGTTTCTCAAATACTTGTTTTGTTGCCAGAGTGTCTGCGGCTGCCGTATGTGCTTTGCTATTAGTAATGCCATACTTCTTGACCAGAGTGCCAAGATTATAGGCGTCAGCAAATTGACCCTTACAGTAATCTAGGAACAGTTCAACGACCATGGTGTCCATATAGCGACGACCAAAAGGAAAACTGTCTCTAGAGTTTAATTTAACCCATAGTTGTTCCAAACGTTCACGATCGAAAGCGACGTTCTGACCAATTAGAAATCTCTTTTCGGCTGGCATGCCATCTTCTGCTAGCCAGTTTTCCACTTCAATAATAACTTGGGCAGCTTCTTGATAACGCTCGCGACCTTCCTTGGTGCGATGCAATAGATCGTCAGCCTTATGACCATTAATTCGCAAAGCTACCGGATCCATGGTGTCGGGCGTGAGCGGTTTGAGACACCATGTTTTCTGTGCTTCTTCGCCTTCCATACCTAGACGATGAATGGACAACTCAATCACGTCATGCCGATGCGAGTCCAATCCGGTGGTTTCGATATCGATCACATAAAAAGAAAAATTCATAAAATACTCCTAGGCGCCGTACGTATCTACAAGTTAAGCATCAGCCGTCAGAGCATCAAGTGTCTGTATTATTTATTTGTTTTGCTAGCACTTTTTCTTGGTTTTTTGGTACGTTTAACTGGTTTTTGTACCGCTGTACTTGTTACCTTGTCTGATAATTTGTTATCAACTTTATTTTTCAATTCCACACGAAACTTATTAAAAGAGGTAAAACCGGACTTAGCATGCGTCAATATAAAATTGACACCGTCAATCGTCTGTAAGAACTCTTTTTCCTTTTTTGATAGCTTATTTCCTTCTATTGTAAATATTATTTTGTTATCACTAAATACTTTCCAACGTTCACCTTTATTGGGCAGCGATACACGTTTAACTCGAATAACTTTTTCTGCTATATCGTCTTCTTCATGGTACAAATCATATTCGAATTTGCTCAAGTTATAATGTTGATTCCGATCCTTGCCCTCTTCTGATAAGGTTGGAATATTGGACGTGGTCTCTGTATTATTTGGCTTGTTAGACATGATATTCTCAATATTATTTACAAACGCTGTCTCCAGCAATTATTCCCATGGTAGCGGCAGCAAGTATGCCAGAAATGCCGGCTGATTCTCCAACAACAAACATGCCTTCTATCTCCGACGCTAAATTATTACCAATATTAATTTTGGGAGCCATTGGTAAGATAGTGGGCACGTGAAAATAAGCTTTAGTAGTAATTTCGGGAATGATGGTGCCTAATTCGTTCAAAGTTTCCTTTAACCAATCATATTCATGGATCGGGGATATTTTACTCTTGCCAGTCATAATGGTTGACACACGCTCTTTAATAATTCGATCATTAGATAGAACAAAAGACAATCCACCAATTCGATTAGTTTGCTCAAATCCAGTGCCTGGAAATATTCTATTGCCAATTAAGTTAAAAGATACTTTATCACTTTTCCATCTGTTCTCATTAGAACGAAAAGCCGAAATAGCCATATCTAAATGGTCTTCAGGAATA